ATACGGTGTGCATTTTTATCCTTAAACATCTCTGTACGAATACAAACAATCATTGCTATTCTGTCTGTATCACTTTCGTTATCTACCCAATGAGGATTAGAGTTATCAAACCACCAAGCTTGTCCTAGTTCAGGATCTATAACACCATCATCAAATCCAAATATAGAACCTTTAGAGTTCATAATTGGGACATAAAACTTATCGTAATACTGGGCATGCCACCCTGCGTCTGTGTGTCTGGCGATGTGTCCATTAGCAGGTAGTTTAGTAATTAAAACACCACCTAAACGCTCACCATCAACAACACGCATTAAATCAAACACTACTTTCTTAACACTTGGTATCTTATCTATTACTGGATACCAGATTGAATCGTGTTCTGCTTCAAACCCTTCTAAACTACCTTTAGCTTCAAAAGGTCTTACATCGTTATATCTAGCCCAGATGTCTTGCATTTGAGCATGTGGTGAGTTAGGAAAAGTTCTTCTATAGTCGTATTTATCAAACTCACTGTAGTTAGCTAGAAGTTCTTGCTGTAACGGAAGAACATCTAAATTGCTACATACTAATGAATGACTTGTAATCAAGCAGTACGCTTCCACATTTTTACTACAATGAATGGAGGTACGTTAGCGTTAGTACCACTAGATCCTGTTGAAGCATTAGTTGTAGCTACAGTAATTCCTGTAACAGCAGAGCCTGTTGTTGCTGTTAGTGTTCCTTGTGCAACATCTCCACGAATACCTTGACCATTGTTTGGACTACCACCAAAACTCGTCATTGGCGATAATGGTGGATGAGTATGTCCTGCATCTGTTACTGTTGATGTTGCTGTATGTGTATGGCTTACAACAATAGCGTCTTTAGAACCACCAGTTTCTTCTAGTGTATCAAACAACGCATCAGCAGAATCTAAACCAACTATTACTTTACCAGCACCAAAAGCTGTCCACGTACCAAAACCCATTAAAGTTGCAGGATTAGTTGAAACAGCAGCATTAATATAAATAGAACCTACTGGATACACAAGAGCCAAAGCAGCAGTAACAAAAGCTGTAGTTGCTAATTGAGTTGTATTAGTTCCAGCAGATGCTGTAGGTGCAGTAGGTGTTCCTAATAAAGCAGGACTAGATATATCAGCTTTAGATGCAATAGCTGAAGAGATAGCTGTAAACTCAGTATCTAACTCAGTACCTTTAACAATTTTACCTGAATTACCAGTAGGAAGAGTATCCTTAGTAGTAAAATTAGTTGACTTTGAATAATCAGACATTATATATTCTTTCCTGTTTTAATAGCTACATCTACTTTTTGAATAGATAGCGGAGATCCGTTAATATCTGATTCAAATCCAATTTGTAATACTTTACCCGATCCTGAAGCATTAAACTTTAAACTATCTAAAGCAATACCATTAGCATATTCTGCGATGCCGTATTCTGCTGTTCCGTATTCTGCAACAGTAATAGATTTTAACGTCAGTGTACTGCTGTTATAGTTATTAGTATAGTCAAAGCCCCATTTAATAGAAATGACCTGACTACCGCCACCAATAACAACCATTCCTAGCTTCTTAAGAATCTTAATCGATGTTGGTTGATCGAAGTCAAAGTAATTAGTGTAGTAAGACCAACGATAGCTAGAACTGTTATCTTGGTAGTTATTGTATTTACCTATATAACCAAGTTGTCCAACATATAAATCACGATTCTCTAATACACAGAAAGAACGTGGATTGATATTCTTCCAAATAGTTGTTCTTGCTGCACCATTCTCTAACACACCACGGGTGTCAAAGCAATAAGTAAAACCTACTGATGGTAACGATAAGAGATAAAAAGCATCTGTGGCATAATACACAGCTTTGATATTCTTTAATGTCTCAGTTGCTACGTTAGCAATTAAATCATCACGTACATTCTTAGACACATCACGCAACGGCATAGATTTCTCTTGAATCAAACGACCAAGAGACTGTACACCAGTTTCAGATAAGAACATAATATCTGAACCAAACACAGAAGCTACAGAATCACGAGCAATACAGCCAACACCTTTAATGACATCTTGTAATGTCATTGTTGCTGGATCTCTAGGATTAGCATAAATTAAAATAGTTCTAGAACACATAATAATTAAGAAACCATTATGTGCTGCTAATGCTACGATACCGTCACCAGTAGGAATAACGGTACTAATGTCTAAGTAACCTGAAGTACCTGTAGTAAAGTTAGATGGATCTTGTAAGTCACTAAAGTAAACAGTTTGATTATCACCTGTTATGTTAGCAGTCCACATACGTCCATAAGCTGTTATAGCACAGTTAGGCAGGAATGTACTTACAGAATATCCTGTAGGTAAAGTACCAACATCACCTAATCTTTGAAAACCGTAAGACCCAGTATGGTTATGTGTTGCATTACCTAGTTTATGGTAAACCAATACTGGATGCCCTGCCTGAACAAACACAGCATGAGCAGAAGTATTACCACTCCGATTGTACGGCATACCAGCAATCTGCCAGTTGTCATCAGTAATTGTATATGCAGTTGTTCCTGTACCAGCAGCGTCTACAACTGTTGTGTCTACGGCTGCTGTTAGTGTAGTTGTACCAGTATAAATTTTATTACCAGCACAACTAAATACTACGTTACCGTCAGACTTAACAAACTCAAATACAGTTTTAACTGCTGGACTAGACGTAATTGCTGTTGTGTTTACTTTGGTCCAACCTTTACGAGCACCAATACGACCATATTTATCGACTACGCAATTAAACGCTTCTAGTGCATACCCACTTGTGAGCTGTACTGAAGCATCTTGAATATTAAGTCCAGAGAACCCCGGAGCTTGTATTGACCCTGTTAATAGAGCTTCTGCCATTAGTTAGTCCACTCACCTTCTTCAAGGTAACGACCACTCTCAAGAGAAATAGCGTCACTTAAAGAAGCTCTATACATAGCAAAAGCTTCGTTAGAAGCAATACCGCCATCTTCACCACGCTCACCCATTGCACGGGCTAGAGCGTTAAATATGACTGGCTCTGAAGGAATTAATAAAGCATCTGAGTTCGCAGACAAAGGTACTTGGGGTTTAATGATATTGAAACGAAGATTGTACACACCATCAGGAATGGGATATAAATCTACTTGTGTATCTCCGTTAGCGTTAGTACCATTAAAGTTGTAATATATTGGAGCACCTTTTTGGGCTGATTGCAATAAAAACAATTTATTCATTTGAGCCGAAGTTTGTAACCTAAGCATATTATCACTAGTGTCGTCAATCACGTCTAGTACACGAAAACGTTGACCTGAACCAACTAACACATAGTTAAAGACATCTGCACCAGTTACAGCAGATAATGTATCTGATAATGCATTCCAGTTATAAGCATCTTCACATTGACGCTTTGCATCATTAATGAATTTACCAATAAGCTTTGAATAGTTATTGTCAGACACAGAAGAGACCTCGTTTTCACGAAGTCTAATCAGTACATCATTTACTAATTGTAAGTAGGTCGGGGATGCCATGGTGTCCTTATTTTAACACATTTTATACTAAATGTCAAGGTTTTTATATACTTAAGAGTATGCTCTTGTACCAGCTTTATCAATAATCAAAGCTTGTTTACGTGGTGGTCTAGAAGGCATGTCAGGAACGCTTATATGCGTCCATGAGTTGAATTCTCTGATAATCTGGTCGTAACCTATGTCAGAAGCCATGATAGCCTTCACAACCTCATCTGGAGTCATTCCGGGGACTCTGATGTCAGCAGCACAGCCAATACGATGTTGACTAGTATCTTTAGAACCAACAGAGTCGTTAACCTGCTTAGACCTAAAGCCAGAGTTAATCATTACAGGCTTACCACCGAGTAAAGTCTTAACTTGCTCAAGCACAGCTGCTAATCTTGTTAAGTTAGCTATTTCAGTTGCATTAGGTGTATTGTCAAACTCTCTGTGAGAAGTAGCAGTGAGTTCTTCAAGAGTAAAGTGATCACTTAGATTCATTTTGCTTTATTCCTAATCTCTGTAACTTTCTCAAGTGTACGAGAGCCGAAATATGCCCCAAAAACAAGCATTCCCCAATTTCCTAGCAAAGTTACGTAACTCTCATTAGCATTCAATCCAAAGGCTGACATCATTGCAAAGACAAAGTAACCACCAAGAATTGCTATTAAAGCCATTGGTCTAATGTTTTTAGATAGCCACGAATCAGAAGTCATATCCGCTTTCCAGCGGTCTGACACATTGTTCTGCTCATTCATATCAGCTTGTAGGTCAGCAAGTTTACCTTCCTGAGCTAACTTAGCTAGGTCTAACTGTGCTTGTGCTTTCTGTGCAGGGTCAGGAATCAGCTTATCAACAAGCTTCATTCCTACTCCAATGATGTCATCTATTCCAAACATTATTTACCCCTAAAGTTTATAACCCCAAGTACAAAACCACGCAATAACAGCAGCAGCAGCAAAACAATAGAACTGTACTCTTCTTACAGCTTTTAAATCGTGTTGGTATTCGTCTTTGTTTTTCTGTTCCATCTTCTCTATATCTAACTTTATTCTAAGTAATGCTTCCCACTCTTTAGCACCATGCTTCTTAATAAAATCTATCTTTATCTTTGCTTCTTGGTCACTTATTTGTTTCTTGTGATTCCAATCGTTTAAAGCTTTAATGAGAGCAGTTTCTTTTCTAAACTCTGCTTCTCTAGCTGCTCTACGTCTTTCTGTTGCTTTTCGCTGTGCAACGTCTGCTGCATCTTGCTGTATAGCTTCTACTTGTTTACCTAATGCGTTACCACTCTCACGACCAGCATCAAGACTACCAGTGAGTAGCTTTACTCCTTCGTGTATTCCGTATGGATCTGGCATTCAACTTAACAATCCCACTTCTTGAGTGCTAATGATTTTCTTGTTGGTCGACCTTTATCGTCCTTCATAGGACCCTTAACACCTTCCATACGAGCACAGAAGCTCTTACGTCTACCAGCAGCTTTAGGTGACTTTGCAGCTTCCTTAGCGGACACTGGTGGCTTTAATTTAGAACCAGTAGTCTTATTGTAGTAGTCTCTACCTTTTTGATTAAGACCGCCTTCAGGGTTCTGATATGCCTTCTTAACCATTATTTCTTCTTTGCAGTCTTAGCGGATTCTTTAAATGCTTTAGCAGTAGGAGCACCTTTGCTACCAACCTTACGCATCTTCTCTCCAGAGCCTTCAGCTATGCGTTTCTTCTTAGCAGCGATATTGGCATACAAACCCATCTTAGTAGCCACGCATTGCACCCATCTTCTTAGCTGGCTTAGCTTTAGGAGCTGTCATATTCTTATTAGTTTTAGGCTTCGCCATCTTAGCTTCGCTCATAGCGATAGCTACTGCTTGCTTACGAGATTTGACTACTGGACCACCTTTACCACTATGTAATCCACCAGCTTTGTATTCAGACATTACTTTACCGATCTTAGCGGATTGTTTTTTAGTTTCTTTCATGGGTTCTCCTTAGTAAGTATAAGATACTGCTGGTGCATTGTCTACTTCAAGCGTAATGATTACTGATGCTGTACTTGCTGCTTCTGATTGAACTCTGATCTCATCGCCTTCTTCAAGAGTAACATAAGAATTATCAAATTTAAGAAAGGACTTAGATGATATGTCATAAGATGCAACAATAACAACTTCAGTGTTAGCACTTTTATCGTACCACCAAGCACTAAAGTGTTTAGTAGACGCAGTTGAATTACTAGCAAATAATAAAGTTAAGTTCGCAACTTGCTTAGTAGGAACAACAAATAATGTTGTCTTAGTATTAGCTGTAAGGTTACGACCTACGGAATATGAACGCATAAGACCTTAAGCAAAATGTTTAAAAATCCAATCCTTGAACAGAGTCAAGAATATACCGATACCAGATGCTAAGAAAGCTACTCCACCTAAGAAGCCTTTATAACGCATCATCTCATCACGCACTGCATGAATACAGTCCAGTATCTCTTTCTGACTTTCCTGTAGCTTTTCTACTTCAGCTTCTAACACAGCGATACGCTCTACGTTCTCACTCATGCTAATTGTTCTTCAGTTGGTCGAGATAAAGTAGGGTGTTCCCATTTAGCAATGTAATCGCCTTTGCCGTCTGAATCGTTTTGTAGTGTGATTACAGTTTCAAAATCTTTTTGTGTCAGACTAGGATATACAGTCATTATTTTTTCGTATAAATTCATCATGCACCTCTTACCAAAGAACCACTAAAATTACCAAGCGTAGAATTTGTAGCTAAATAACCAGTTACGCTTGATTTCACATACATTTCAAAATAATCAGTTGTTCCATTAGCAGAAACAACAATCGCAACTGTTAATGCTGAATACCTACTTTCTAAAGCACGACCATTAACAGAAGAATAAATACTTCCATTTTTATATACTGCTAAAAATGTATCAGCATTTGTTGCTGAATTTGAAGCAAATGTTACAAAACAATTTAGTTGATAATAACCAGCAACAGTTGGAGTAAAACGATAGTTAGTTGTTGGGTCGTAATTATTATTAGTATCAAAAATTTCTGTGTTGTAATTAACCTTTGTCCATGTATTTGCACTTGGTGTTTGGTCTGTTGATGCGTAAGCACTAAACGCAGGACCAGTACCAGCTACACCAGTAGCTAATTCAGCTTGAGTTATTATTGCATCAGGTAAACCACCAGCCACTAAGCCTGTGATTGTTCCATCGCCTGAAATAATAGTAGGCATTATGTATTCTCCGCAGGTAATGGAGTGTTACCTTCAGCTACCCATTTTAGGTAGGCTTGGTAGTCTGTGCTTTCTTCATTAAATTGAATTTGACCACCATCGGCAAGTCTTAAAACAGAATTAACTTTATTTGCTTCATTATTAAATATTAATTTATACATTTATAGCTCCGAAGATGCAGTCCAATTACCAATTTGTCTGCCAATAACATTACCTTGACCGCTATTAACATAGGCTCTAAAGTTACCTGTGTTAACTAAATCAAAAGTTGGTGTTGCAGTTGTTACTGTTCCTGAACTATTCCCTACTTTCCATTGATTTATAGTTCCGTCATCGTTATATCCTGTTATTGTTGCTCCAGTTGCTCTTTTAGAAACAGTAAATCTAATAGTTTGCAATACATTTCCTGAACTTGATGTTCCACCAATAAAATCCCAGTTTCCAACCCCTGTTGATGCTCCTACCGCAGTATTAATATCGTAAGATTTTTCAAAATAGCGTTGGCAAAGATTTAGTTCTGTACCATATTGACGATACTCAAATCCAGTAGCACTACTTCCTAATTCTAGTTGAACACCAGTCCATTGAATTGTTGCATTAAGTGTTGACAAAACTTGTGTTTGACCTGTTGCACCTAAATACAAAGCTGCTGCCCATGCTCCAGCAGTTCCTGAATAAGTTGAACCAGCAGCTAAACTCCAGTCAACTCGTATACCAATACCATTAGTTGTTAACCATGTTCCACTTGTATCTCCAGCAATGGTTATGGTTTCATACTCCCAAGTGTTTGCTGCTGAAATAGTATATGTATATGGGTATGATCTATTAGCAGCACTGTTTATTAAAACGCCACCAAAAGTACCAGTTAAACTAGATTTAACCCAAAACGATAAAGTTATAGTTTTAGCATTAGCAGTGCCCCAACCCAAATCTGCAATGTTATATCCTTCTATACTTTGTCTTACAACGCTATATTGTGTTGCCCCAATAGAAGCGTCTGCCGTAGTAATAGTAGCTTTTAAAGAATTAACAAAACTAGCAGGTGCATCTGTTACTTGCTGTAATGAAAAAATACCATCTGAACTATTATATCCAGCCCATCTATCAGTTGCAAATTGATCTGATCCTGTAACAGAAACAGCTGCACCAGCATTTCTTTGGTCAATAACCATCGCACCATTGATAATGCGATTCTTCATAATAGAAGCGTTACCAGCACCTAGTATTCCACCGCTAGTAGAAGTCTGTATTACATCAGCGTTTACTGTTCCGTATGGCATTATGCTAGTTGCTCCGCAGTAGGTTTAGCTAGTGTAGGATGTTCCCATTTGGCAATATATGCACCTTGACCATCATCTTGTAAATCAATAGTTCCAGTATCTAAACTAAAGTCATTAATAGTCAATGTTGGGTATATTGCTAAAATTTTGTCGTATAAACTCATGCTGCCCTCACTAAATAACCTTGAAAATATGTTGCATTAGCACCTGAATATACAAATTTATTACTTCCGCTTTCCTGTCTTACATATATTTCAAAATAATCTGTTGTTCCGTTTGCATACAATACTGCCGATACAAACCTTGACGGATAGGTAACTGCTGGAGAATTTAAATTTTCTTCTTTAAAATTCACTAAAGACCCACTTTTGTAAATCCAAGTTATTACTCTACCAACTGCTGTAACTTCTGATTGACCACTAAAAATAATTTGATAATAACCAGCTACATTAGGTGTAAAACGACTACTAGAAAAGCAATTTGCAGTATCAAAATCTTCTGTATCAAAAGTTACTTTAGTAGTAGTGCTTGTAGTTATAGCTTGATCACCGCTAGTTTTACTAGCACTAAACGCTGGCATATTACCGCTAACCATTACTGTGCCAGCAGCAGCAGGAAGATTGATTGTATTAGTACCAGCAACGGCTGGAGCAGCTAAAGTAATAGCACCAGATGTATCACCTGAAATTACGACTGAACTCATAGAACCACCCATCTTTGACCTGAAGCAACTGTTACAGATTGACCACTAGCAATTGTCATAGGACCAACACTCATGGCATTGTTTCCCGATGCTATTGAATAACTTGCAGCTACAGTTGCAGTGTTAACTATTAAACCATTGGAAGCTACTACTTGGCTTGCTGATAAATCACCTGTGCTTGGCTTATACAAATATTTTGCATTGCTTGTATAAATCGTTGTAGGTGTGCCAGTAGTCGCTGCAGCAAATAAAGGATATAAGTTACTTGCTGTAGTTGTGTCGTTACTGAGTGCTGCACCACCAGCTACAGAAGCAGTAGATACTGCAGTGATTAAACCTTTACCATTTACAGTAATAACTGGAATGGATGTAGTAGAACCAAAAGCACCAGTATTACTATTAACAGTTGCTAGAGTTGCATTAGTGATTGCAGTTCCAGTACTACCAGATAGAGTTAAATCTCCACCAGTAACAGAGATAGTACCTGAAACAGTACCCCAAGAAGTGTTAGTACCGTTGGTAGTTAAGAACTTACCAGAGTTACCTGTTTGACTTGGTGTGTATGAAGCTGCAGTTGTTGCTGAGTTGGCAGCGTTAGTTGCCGAAGTAGCTGCATTACTAGCTGATGTACTGGCATTAGAGGCTTGAGTTGTGGCAGTCGATGCAGAGCCACTTGCTGAGGTCGCAGAAGCTGCAGCGTTAGTCGCTGATGTACTAGCATTACTTGCTTGCGTAGTCGCTGTAGTGGCACTCGTAGAAGCGTTACCAGCCTGTGTAGTTGCTATTCCTGCTTGAGTGGTGGCTGTGCTTGCTGACGTTGCTGCGTTAGTTTCGCTGGTAGCTGCATTAGATGCAGAAGTAGAGGCGTTACTGGCTTGAGTAGTCGCTGTAGAAGCACTTCCTGAAGCGGATGTAGCGGAGTTGCTTGCATTTGTAGCAGATGTGGAAGCAGCCGATGCACTGTTGGAAGCATTAGTTGCTGAAGTTGATGCTGCACTTGCTGAAGTGGAAGCATTAGATGCTTGAGTAGAAGCTGTAGTTGCTGAGGTACTTGCATTGGAAGCCTGTGTAGTTGCTGTTGAAGCAGAACCCGAAGCAGCAGTTGCGGAAGCTGCAGCAGCAGTTGCGGAAGTACTTGCGTTAGATGCTTGTGTAGTTGCTGTAGACGCACTGTTAGATGCGTTAGTAGCTGATGTGCTTGCTGAAGAAGCTGAGTTGCTTGCGTTAGTTGCTGAAGTAGAAGCGTTACTTGCTGAAGTACTCGCAGCACTGGCTGAGCCAGAAGCAGCACTAGCCGAAGCAGCAGCAGCGTCTGCATCAGCTTGGGCTTCAACAGCTAAATCACGAATTAATAGAGCTTCACTGGCTGAGTCTGCTGTAGCATCACCTGCTCCACCTGCACCACGATAGATGCTCATTATTCAGCCTTAGATTTAACTGCTGTTTTCTTTTCTTTGATTTCTACAACAGGTTTAACCTCTTCGAGGACCTCTACGTAGCCGGGGTGTTGACGCATAGTACGAATATCGTGCTCTAAATCAAACTCTACTGTATTATTGGTTTCCGTACATTTAAAAATTGCCATGTTATATCTCCACAGTTTATTTTAAGGCTCTTGGCAGAGCACTAAAGTAAACTGCCCCACTCTTCTGAGCAGGGCAGAACCTAGTTTCTAGGTATTAGGCTGGAACAGCGATTGCAACAGCAGAACCGTCACGCAACTCTTTAACACCGTAGATTGTGTCTGCAGTGAACAAGTTACCGAGGTACTCTTGTTTGTATTGAGTTTGTGAACGAACAGCCATTTGCTCAGCTAATACTGCGAAGTCACGATGACCTAGCAATGCAACACGAGCAGCACCTGAACCTGATGTTGTATCAGCGTTAGTAGAAACGAATACTGGAATACCATATACGTTACCAATTTCGCCTGAACGGATTGTGTTACCACCACCGATTTCACCAACGAATGCTTGCTCAGTGAAACGAGCGATACCCATCAATGTGTTACGTGTTGAAGGCGGAACGATCAAGAAACGACCATCCATTGGTGTGTCATTGTCATCCAAACGCTGGATTGAACGACGGATTGCTGCATCAGTCAAAGCTGCTTCGTTGTTAGAAGCTGCAACATAAGCAGTTGTACCATTTGAACCAATGTAAGCTGTGTCATAAGCAGCAGTACCTGCACCGCCGTTAACACCACGACCCAACTGGATCAAAGATGTGTCTACTTGACGAGCCAAAGCGTAACCAGCGTCATCAGTGTAGAATTGACGCATAGAAGCTAAAGCTTGTACATCAACAATATCTTCGATCAAGATTGAATACTCAAAATGCTTATCAATCAATACGTTGATTTCAGTTGCTGTATCTGTATTCAATGTTACTTGAGTAGAAGCAGCTTTTGCGTTAGCGGAACCACGACCCGGTTTAGGGATGTGGAGTGTATCACCTTTTTTGCCTTTGAAAGACAATTTTTTGATGAGGTTTGCTAGAACTAAGTTCTTTTTGTAGGTCGCAACTACTTCGTCGGACCAAATCTCTGGGATAAACTTATCGCCAGTTGTTTTTGTTTGATGATCTGTACCTAAAGCCATTTTAAAAATCTCCTAAAATTAAATTAACGGACTCGACCCTCGGCATAAGCAGCATGAATTTCTTCTTGCATGTCGTTATACCTATTTGGATCAGTCATTCTTAAACGAATTAAATCGACACGTTTATAAACAGGTTTGCCTACTTCCCCAGTACCACCCTTTTGTACTGCTGCTGATCTAAGTTGCTGTGAGCGTTTCTGCTCTTCACCTTTAACTAAATTAGCGTCTGCTTGTTGAGATTGTTGAGCTCTTGTACCACGGATAGCGGTAAAGGTTTCAAGCAATTCTTCAGCAGAATCAAAATCAAAGTTATTAGCTTTAGTAAATAAATCAATGCGTACTCGAGAGCCTTTTACCCAAGTCAAGAAATCATCAGAGTTTACAATCTGTTGAAAGTCTGGAAACTTCGTGGCTAGTTGTACTTTGCCTTGTTCCAGTCTTTGTGCGTCCGCTTGCTCTTTAAGCTGGCGAACAACAGGGTTGTTTGCTACTGCGTGATTTACTGCCTTGTCAGGATCAGCAAAGTAATCTATCTCGTTATCTTCTACACGTGGCTGCGTGTCTTGCTTATTGGTATTGAGTTGTTGCTTGATTAACTCATCAGCTAGTTTACGAACTTCACCAACTTCCTGAGCCTGTCGTCCAATTAGCTTTTCAGCTTCTTGGTGCATCTTCATGATTTCGTCAAAGGATTTACCTTTATACTTATCAGGAATTACAGTTTCAGTTGTTTGTCCTTCTGGTGCAATTTCCGAACTTGTGTCGGTTGCCTCAGTAATGGATTGGTCTAAGCTTGCAATACTGCCTTGGTCATCTTGCTGTTCAATTAATTCAGCCATGTGTTTTCCTGTCGTAAAGATTGTAGGATGTTTTTAAAATAACTCGGTGGTAACGATCACCACTTATGAGCCATGTTCGGCATTTTGTCTCTTCTCCTGTTTCAGCTTCTCAGCTCTAACCCTAGTCCATCGGTCATAAGCACCGACATGTAGCCCACTGTAGGGTTCTAGATAGATCCCAGTGGGGGAGATGATACGAGTTGCCATCTCGTCACACTCACGGCACTGAGAAACTTTTATCGTCTCATCGACGAGTTGCTCAGTAACATGATCTTTTGCACACCTAAACTCATATAAGCGTCTAGGCATTGTCTGTTTTCTCTTCTTGAAGCTGTTCGTATACTTCGGAACTAGCGTCTCTAAGGTTCTTGAGCCAGTTAAGAATACTTAGCTCACCTTTTCTAAACTGCAGTTGTTGTTCCGTGTCTACACCAGCTAAGGTGTCTGTTGAGTCCATCATGATTTGTACATCTTCAACTAAATCCACCCATCCTCGGGTAGCCATCATTGAAAACCTATTTTCATAATAGTCTTGTAGTTCTTTTTGCATTTCTTTGTCCTTTGTCAAGGGAGAACTGTGATATGTTGTAAATATACCACAGTTTTGTCATTTTGTCAAGGACTTTTTTTGTAATTAAACTATTTTCTCTTGCCTACGTTGTAGTTGAGCCATTGCAATGCGTTCATTTGAAACAATGTCTTTCTCTTTAATTGCTAATTCAGCAATCTTGGCACGTTGATTAAACGCTGCTTCAGTGTTATCTTTAGGCAAATTAGAGGAAACAGCTTGGATATACTTAGTTTTAGCTTCTGCAGGCAATAATTGAGTTTCAACAGTAGTTTGCTGTGCATCTGCTCCAGCTTTTTGAGCTTGGGACTGATAGTAAGCGATTTGAGCCTGAATAAGACCACTTTGTAGCTGTTCTTGCTGCATAGCACGCTGTTGAGCCTGTGGATCTGGCTGTGACATCTTCTGTAGCTGTCCAATAATGTCTTCACGGTTAGAAAGTGAACTAGCTTGGATGATTCCTTGTAGCAATACAGGGGTAATGGGGCTATTAGGTCCAAGAGTCTGCATTAAACCAACCATTTGCTGCTGTTCGTACTCTCGTGCAACCATTCCCATGGTCGATACAGGCATGAATTTGAAGTCTTTAACTGGATAACGCTCAGGATCAAACTGCATAAATCTCCATGCAGCACGTTCAATGAATGGAATTAGGAAGTCTTCTTGGAAGTTAATCAGAGCACGTTTGTTTTTCTTCATCAAACCGCTTAGAGCCATCGATAAACCAGCTCCAGAAGCCTCGCCACCAGCTACAGAGTTAGGCATTGAGGAACTATCTAGCGTTCCTGTAGCAGCTAAAAGCATCTGTTGGAAGGTTGTAGCAGTTGTCATGTTACCTGAATCAGTAACACCAAACTTAAACGGCATCATAATCTCTGAAGGATTACCGTTAACTAAGAAGTTCTTTCCTGGACGTACTTCATACTTAGCACCACGAGGTAGACGAGTTGCATCCATAGCCATCATTGGAGCAGTAGTCAAAGCTAAAGAATCTAAATGACTACGCATCTGTGCATCAAGGGCTTTTTGCATGTTGTAGCCCTTCTCAATGGTTCCACGACCCCAGAAGCGTCCTGGCATAGAGTCAGCCTGATACGCAACTACAGGGCGATCTTTCATCATGTAAGGCGACTCTTCTGCTTTGAGCAGATACTGGTTATCAGCAATAACAATTACAGCTTCAACCATGTCTGAGTATTCGTCAGCAGCACTATCTTCAGGGAAGAGTTCCATTGCTGGATCTTCTGTTTCTTCTAAGCCATTTAACATAGCACGAGGAACTAAACCATAGTAGCGAATGACAGGAACCTTATCAGAACGAGAAATAACTTGTTCTTGTGTTTCCTCTAACTTAGTAGAACGATAGCTAGGAACTACATCAACCTTACGATAGATACCTTTTTCGATACCTTGAATGATGGTGTAGTAAGACATGTACTCTTCAATAGCAACTCCGAGAGAGTCATCTACTGTAGCAGCATTAGGATCAATGAGGAAGTTACGTGGGTTGATAGCATTCAAGCCAACCATAAACTGCTTCTTCTCCATTGTCCCAATAGCGGCAACTGTGGTGGAACCTGGAATTGGTTGTGTAGCTGGAGCTAGAATAGATTCTTCTTCAATTACAATCTCACCGATACCTGTACCATACATTTCTCCTAAGAGGATAATGTCATCCACAGCTTTTTTAATTCTTGACCTACGGAAATCTTCGTGCATCTGACGACGTACTAACTGGATGTCAGATTTGTCTTGGTCGTTGATGTCATCTTCGATATCAAACCACTCACCACGACCAAAGATAGCTTCAGAGATCTCAGCTTGCTTTGATTCCACTGCTTGAGCAATGGCTGGAGTAATTAACTGTGACCGCTCTGAGTCACGAGTCTTATCTTGTGGATCCCAGATACCACGGAAGAGACGCTCATACTCTTGCCAGTAGAGAACATAGTTTACGTCTCTATGGTTTCTCCACTCATCGCAATGCTCAAGAACAAAGGTAACTACTTCTTTGTCAGCATCGGTTTCGGTTACAAATTCATTCTTATCGATGTTTTCGTCGATTAACGGATCACTCATGTATTAGTCTTCCAGTGTTGATTTGAAGGGGTCTTTATAATCCAGAATAGGATTGTCTTCCGAAGTTGTATCTTCCTCGACTAGAGGACGCTCTAAAATTTCTTGTTCGTCACAGGTACGAATAGGTGAGCAAGTAATATCCCACATAGTGCAGTAACCTACTGGGTGTGACTCGATGTCAGCCCAAGCAGGTGTTAGCGGTAGTGCTGAAGCTTTGAGATCGTTTGCAGGACCGTTTTCGATACAACTTCTAATGTTGGGGTTATCAAAATAATATTCGCAATTGTTACACAAACGACCACGAGCATCACCCTCCGATACACCCCAAAGAACTGCTTTCTGAGTCCAAAAATCATTGCTTCTTTCAAGAGGGTTAGCAGGTCCTAGATTAGCATCTTCGATTGCTGTAAGGTGATTCTTAATATTAAGTGCATTGCTTTGTAGTGCAATAGGACAGCCGTCTAAATTAGTATCCACTTATCATATCCAAAGGTTGATATTCATCAGAATCATCTTCATCAAAATATGTAGTTAAAGCCATCTGGTCAACATAAGCTAGAGCATCAACCAAGTCATCATGAACGTTTGCTGTTGGGAACTGCATCAGTTGATCCTTGAACTCAGTAAAGTCTTCGTCTTCATTCAACGTAATCTTTCCGTGTTCAAAGCGTCCCTGCAAAGCCCAAGCAATACGATCAGTCTTTTTCTTATTTCCGTGTGTTAAGTCTTGTACATGGAAGTAAGTGTTGTATTTACGCATCAAATCATTAAGGTAAGGATGCACAGCGTTTTTAAGTGCTCCTCGTTCGATACCAACTGAAACTGGTTTATATTCAGCCACAGTCCTAAGAATCTTTGCTGCAGTTTCTTTAATGTCCCACCGTCCGTGTTCAATCTTCTCAACAAACCATTCTCCTTGGTCTGTGATCTTGACGATGGCGATGGCTGTTTCATCTAAGCGTTTCTTTGAAGAACCTGCATTCTTTGCGACATCCTCAAAACCCGCCAAATCGATTGCAACGATATAGTCGCCTTGAGTCGGTGTAGAACCTTCTTTGACCCATTCTTGTTTAAAGATCTCTTGACCCGCATTATCAAACGAAGCCTCGTACTCCTGTTTAAAAGCAAAAGTAGACAAAGTTTTCTTTGCCTTATCAACCTCAGTCGGGTCGATTGTTTCGTTATCCTTGGTTGTGAAGTGCCACGATTTCCACTCTTCATCAGTTTCTTCAAACCCTAGCTTGTACATCTCATAGAACCAGTTACGTCCTGACGGAGTAGAGATGAACATAGCGTCACCTTTACAGTCAGACAAAGAAGCTCGGATAATCTTTTCCCAAGTATCTTCTTTCATAAACGCACACTCGTCGAGCACTGCATAATACAAACTCAAACCACGAAGCGTATCAGGATTATCTGCTCCCCTGATATGAATCTTACGTCCGTTAATTAAAGTGATGTCCATATTGTTAATATGAGCAGCTTTAATAACAGGTCTACCAAGCTCTAAGAGGCTGTCCCAGATGATCTGACGAGACTGCCCTAGGGTAGGGGACACATACAACACTGCAGAGCCTTCAGGAGCCTCTAGAGCCTTTATGATGAGCATCATAGTAGCCAGCCTAGATTTACCACAACGACGACCTGCAGCGATTACTTTAAAGCGAGTAATATCGGTAAAGACTTGTTGTTGCCAATTCAATAACTTAAAATCAAGATTCATCGACAGTACCCATCTCTATCACATCTGCCTCTACAGATGGAGACGTTAACCCCGTGATGTTAATACTAATCTGTGGGGTTGTACCGTTACCAGCTTTAGGGTCAAATGCCGACATAGGTAAAACCCTATCGACACACATCTTAAGAGCTGCAATCTGATCCTTATCATTAGGATCTAAAGCTTTCTCTATTAATGTCCTGATTATCTTATCACCAGCAGTGCCTAGCAATCTAGCTTTAAATTCAGCAATCCTTGCAGCATCTCCTGCAGGTCTACCGACAGCTCCACGACTACCTTTTTTCTTTGCGGTGATTTGAGACTTCTTAGGTCTGCCCTTTTGTCCTTTAACCGACACGGGTTGTTCTAAGACAGGAACAGCAATAGACAATTCTTTTAATTCTTTTTTATTTTCCAACCGTCTTTATCCTTTTATTAGGGAGACATCCTACTATATAGGAGGGTTTTGATATAGAGTATTTCTATATGGTAAAGAACTACAACTCTTAAGAGGTAATCTATGTATTAAATAACTAAAGTAATTAACAACTTAGCCGATAACAGCTACTGAGTTACATCCCTAACGTAACGTCACAGTTCTATATAGGAACTATATCATACTTTTGTTTAAAAGTCAAGTACTTTGTTACGAATTGTACTACATAGTCCACCTGCGGTGTGCGGGGTTGCATAGTCTTAATTAGGTCTCCGCAGTCCCTCCTTCAGAGGTGAACAGATTAGCCTTTATTGATAATGATTCTTATTCCCTTTACAGTCTTATTTCTTCTTTGTAATCAATAACATACGTTAGAGGTCTAGGGGTCCTATTTTCTTTATTTTGTATACGTTAGAGGCTACATCAACGTTCACGATCATGCTGACCCCTCCCCCCGTTGTTTTAATACAACACTTTAGAGTTTAAATCCAAGGAAACTATAGCGGAACATGACAAGCTCTGGACTGGCTGTGGTGGCTGTGTGTGTGACTGAGTTGCACCTATATAGGGGGACTTAATAGGGGGTTATATAATACATAATCATAATGATAAGGGGAGGACATAATCAATACATAATCAAACTCTCTCGCATTAACTTAATCAATACATAATAAGACACTCACTGTATTATCTTAATCACTACATAATCACAATGGAGTTTAGATAATCAATATCTTAATAATAAAAGTATCTTGATAATATAATATTAACTACTCAATATATTATATTAACTTGGACAATTTATTATATTGGCATTAACTTAATCAGGACATAATAGGATTATCTTATTATCTTTCCAGCTCTGGGAACTTGATTGACACTCTCACAAAGGGAGGACTCTGGCACAAAACTGGCAAACCCTCCAAAACGCATTAAAACGCTCTCTGAGCTGTTTTGACTGTTTATGGGACTAGGACACTCTCTCGCTCTGAACTCTAGTAATCCATATTCTATAAGGCTCTCAGGACTGGTCATCTCCAGGCTTTTCTGTAGTGTTGTGTCCTGGTCACAATGCTGGCTCAGAACATGAGCTAACCCTCAAAGTGTGATACCCTCGAGACTCCCTAAGGGGAATTTGAAAATGCTGTTTCCTAAATATGGAGGTATTAAAAATGCTGGACTTTCTAAAAATGGTTTTAGGTAGTGACGATGTGACATGGGCTGAGGTCTTGCTGGGCGTGGCTCTGGCACTGGCTTTCTGGGCTGGACTTGTAATTATTCTTTCAATCTAAACGGAGGTTTTATGACTACTCAACTAATCGAGGCTTTTCACGCATTCCATAGAATGTCTGGACTTGTGACTCCAGAGGTACGGAGATCAAAAGTGAGCGACTTAATGAAGTCGTTTATCAACTCCAGCAATTCAAAAAAGACTTACACAATCGTCCACGCTCGACACTGGCTGGAGACACGGAGAGAGGCTCAGGAAGTCGGACACTCTCTCGCTGAGATGGTTAAGGCTCAGGACTTTGACTCCGCTCGGGACTTGCTAAACGATAACGAGACTGTCCGCAATCGATGGGGTCGCAACGGAGGTCTGGACATGGCAGACTGGTTTAACGAGAAATTCCCAGACTCTCCAGAGGTCTTTAGTTGTGACGATTGCAACTGGCTGGAATGGGACGATGACGGACACTGGGCAAACGATGGCGATCACCATATATGCGACAGTTGCACGAGCGAGAACTACACCTACAGCGATCACCAAGACACCTACATCACGAACGAAGAATGGGAGGACGAGCAAGAGCGACTGAGGGAAGAGGACGAGGAGGAGGAGCGGAACAATTCCGTGATCGGTGACTATCACTCCAGCAAGCGGATTCTCTCCAGAATTCCCAGTTCTTTCGACACTCGCAAAACTCCCATTCTTATGGGACTGGAGCTGGAGATGGAGGTTAAATCTGGGGATCGTGAAGAACACGCCACGGACTTAATCAACGCTCTGGGATACCCTAAAGGGGAGCGGTATTGTGCGATTGAAGAGGACGGATCGCTCCATAACGGGTTTGAGCTGGTCACTGGCTGGACTGGTCTAGATGTCCACGCACAACAGCTCCAGCACTTTAAAAACCCCATTCGTGGGCTGAAGTCGCATGACACCCAGACTTGTGGACTCCATGTCCATATTTGCAAAAAAGGCATGTCTCTCTTTCACGCTGTGAAGATGGTTTTATTTATCAACGACTCAGGCAACCAAAGGTTAGTAAGGTCTCTGGCTCGGAGAGACTCGTCCAGATACTCACAAGTTAAAAATAAAAAAGCTGGATACGAGTGGCTGAAGGACGCCAAGAACGGCAACAATCTCCAGCACTTAAACGCTGATCGGTACGAGGCTCTGAACTTTCAAAACGCTCGGACTGTAGAGTTCAGAATGTTTAAGGGAACGCTCCGATACGAGACGATGATGGCGTGTCTAGAGTTCACTTATGCGACTTGGTTTTTTTGTCGTGACACTGGCACTAATCAACTCACAACGGAGAATTTTCTGGAGTTCATTTGCAAGGCTGAGAACTTAAGCGACACGAAGTTTTTACGCCAATATCTCACGGAGAAAAACTGGACTCTGGCTGATCTCGGAAAGATAAAAAACAATCCCAGATTTGACTCGGTAAAACAATCGCCAGAACTCGCAACTTGCGAACAATAATTTTTTAAAGGAAACCAAAATCATGTGTTTATTAGTCACGCAATTAAGCAACTCTCCAGCTCTCCCAGAGGTCTGGCTTAAAAACTTTCACGCTAGTAATTCCGATGGCGTGGGCGTTATGTATGTAGAGGGTCAATCCCTTGTAATTGAAAAATGTCTCCCAAAGTCGGCTGAAGATTTTGTGAACTTTTACTACTCTCATATTGCTGGGAAAGATTGTGCTTTCCATCTCCGCATGAGAACTCACGGAGCGACTGATCTTGAGAACTGTCACCCTTACGAAGTGCTGAACGCTAAACAGCACGGGATTGATCTCTGGCTCATGCACAACGGCATTCTTCATACCGACAATGTGAAAGACACAACCAAGAGCGACACTTGGCACTACATACGGGACTACCTCCGTCCTATGCTGGCTCACAATCCAGAGTTCTTTATCACTCCAGAATTTTCGGAGTTGATCGGCTCGCATATTGGCTCATCAAATAAGTTCGTTTTGATGGACAACCAAAACAGGCTCGTGACGATTAACGAAGACGCTGGAGTGTACTGGGGAGGTCTCTGGCTCTCGAATACTTACGCATGGACGGCAAGCCCTACAGCAACCAAGAAATACGACTCCAGCCCAGAGCTGGCACTGGAACAAGTCAATGAGTCTCCAGTAGTCAAAACTTATCCAGTGACGGGCTACGGAACAATTCCAAGATGGCAAAACAACTATTCCTATGATTACGAAAATCACTGGGAAAATCAGAGTTTTGGAATATCTCCCAGAGACACGGAGGACGATATTTATTCTGGGCTAGATGATTTGATGGAGGCTGGCTTACACAAGGCTGGCTCTCTTTCCATATATCAAGCTCGGTCTTTCGTCCGTACTTTCGGTCTGGACTCTTTCCTCGATATTGTGGCGATGGCGATTGACACTGAAATTGACGAGGACTGGTTTGTCAAAATTCTCTCGGACTTTAGGCTGGCACGGGAGACACTCCCATTTTTGATTGACGAGGAAAAAGCAATCGAAAAAGAAAGGGCGATGGCTTACTCATGATTGATCGAGACCCGTCCACGCTCTTGGAGCGATGGATCACAAAACTGAAAGAACTCTACATATTCTGGTTTTACTAATCTCCCAGAACTTGAAAGCCCTCCAGAATATCGGAGGGTTTTTTTATTGCCTGAATGTCTGGGGACTCTCCCAGAGGCTCAGGGCTGGCTCTGGTACTGGAGCTGGCTCTGGTACTGGCTCGGTCTCCAGTGCTGGCTCTGGCTCTGATACTGGCTCTGGAGCTGGTTTGCTGGTATCAGGACACGCTCCAGCAACCCTCCAGAACGCTCTCTGAGCTGTTTTCCTGATCGTGGTGATACCTATACCCCAGAAAAGGGTAAAACGCCTCCAAAGCCCTAAAAATGCCCTTAAAATCGATTGTCATTTTAAAACAACAATTTTTTGAAATATTTTGAAATATAACCCCTATACTGTTGTAAAAAAACAACACTTATAAAGACCCTATATGGCTATGTGTGAATGTGTGCTATAAAGTTACTATGTGGCTATGTAGCTATGTGGAAATGTGTAATATACTACACAAATTCCTACTATGTAGCTATGTGACTATGTAAGGGTATGTCCCTATGTACAAATGTGTAAAAAGGACTAAATTGGAGTTGTAGTATCTATTTATATCAATCAAGGAGCATTAAATGAAATTTACTATTACTGTTGCAAGAACTGTATTCTTCTACGAAACGTTTGAAATAGAAGCTGACAATCGTGAAGATGCACAGAAAGGTGCTTTAGCTGAAATGTCATACTTAACTAACGACAAACTAAGCATTGCTGGGCAAGAAGAATTTGTTAACGAAGTAGACTGTGAAGAAGAGGAAGAATAAAATGAAATGCACTATTTGTAATAACACACTGAACGACTACGAGGCAACTCGTAAGCACCTTATCACTTTTGAGTATCTTGATATTTGCCAAGAGTGCTATGTGGCTGCGGAATTAGACATCATTCACTCTGATCGTAAGGATTTGTTGCATGAATCCGACACTGGTGGCTATGCTGACCAAGACGATCTTGCTGATTATGTAAACAACGGCTGTGATGACTTTGATGACATCTATACAGATCGTTAGAGATGTCAAAGTCTATGTTGTTACTATGTTGTAATATTTATTATTAAATACATTGTATATACATCGTATATCTAAATAGATTGAGGGTATCATGGAATTGTCTATTTGTCAATGTATTAGTGTTGTAAAAATACAACATACATCTATGTCATTATGTGGTATTGTGTAGTCTTAACTTATGGAGAAAATTATGCCAGATGAATATTTAGAAGCAAACTATCATTTTACTTTGTCAGCTATGATGGACTTGATAGAGAAGTATGGATACAAGAAAGTCCTAGAAGACCTTGATGTTATGGTCGCTGATAGGATAGAGGAGGCATTGCTATGCGAGACTGTCTAACTATATTATGCGTAGGCGTTCTTGTCGCTGGCTTTATTGCTAGTATTTGGTACTATACCTATCCGCACTCGGTTGTCTATGCTTGCTCGGATAAAGAAAACAACCCTCCTGATGTACGCAAGCTGTGTGAAAGGTTAACAAGAGGACAATGGTGGAGTCAATGAGCGATAGCAGAGCACTTAGGCGTATGGCTTGCCCTAGCTGTGGCTCAAGCGATGGCAACACGCTATACGATGATGGACATGCCTATTGCTATGTGTGTGAAACTTACACTCATGCTAATGGTGTGATTGAAACTAAAACTGTAAAGAAAACAATGAATAAGGATCTAAACTTTTATGACTCAGCTAATAGTGGTGCTATTAATGATCGCAATATTTCTGCACCTGTATGTTTAAAATATGGTGTTCGTCAGGACTCCGTAGGGACTAAGCATTATTACCCTTACCACGATGAAGAAGGTCTATTGACCTCTGTTAAAACTAGAGATGTACAGAATAAACAATTCTTCTTGGCTGGTGAGTTTAGTAAAGCTACTTTGTTTGGGCAGAGTCTATTCCCTCGTGGGGGTCGCTATTTGACCATCTGTGAGGGCGAATTAGACGCTCTATCAGCCTTTCAGATGATGGGTGCTAAGTACCCAGTGGTGTCGGTACGCAACGGTGCTGCAGCAGCTCTGAAGGACTGTAAAGCACAGTTTGAATACATTGATTCTTTTGAGAACATTGTGATTGCTTTTGACTCTGATGAGGTAGGGCAGAAAGCAGCCGTGTCGGTAGCAGAGTTGTTTGGTGCTAAAGCTAAGCTGATGAAGATGCGTACCACGCTCAAGGATTCATCAGATTATCTAAAGATCAATGCCAACAAAGAGTTTGTTGAAGATTGGTGGAGAGCTGAGAACTATGTGCCTGATGGCATCATCGAAGGCTCTACCCTATGGGAGATTGTATCGAGTCCGATGGAGAAAGCTGAAGTAAGTTATCCATATGAGGGGCTGAACAAGCTAACCTACGGAATCCGTAAGGGTGAGCTGGTGATGGTCACTGCTGGCTCTGGTCTTGGTAAGTCTCAATTCTTGCGTGAGATTGTGTGGCATATCCTTAATAACACTACTGACAATATTGGTATGTTGTTCTTAGAGGAAGGTGTACGCAAGACTGCTCGTAGCCTTATGTCTCTGGCTGTGGATAAGCCTATTCATTTACCTGATGTGGAAGTTTCTGATGCGGAGTTAAAAAATGCTTTTGATGTCACTCTTGGTACTAATCGGTTGTATCTGTTTGACCATTTCGGTAGTACTTCTCTTGATAATATTGTCAATAGAGTTCGATATATGGCTAAAGGACTCAACTGTGGTTTTGTTGTGCTTGACCACATATCTATTATCGTTAGTGGGGGCGATGTGGGCGATGAACGCAAAGCTCTTGATGCTATCATGACACGCTTGCGGATGTTAGTACAGGAGACAGGTATCAGTTTGATCTGTGTCAGTCACCTAAAGCGTCCTAGTGATCGTGGACACGAAGAAGGAGCTGCAACTTCGTTAGCCCAGCTTAGGGGTTCTGGAGCTATTGCACAACTATCCGATATTGTGATAGGATTAGAGCGTAACGGACAGGCTGTGGATATGGTTGAACGCAATACCACCCATGTGCGTGTGTTAAAGAATAGGTTTAGTGGTTATACTGGCGGTGCAAGTGATTTGCTGTACAATCCTAGTACTGGTCGAATGATGGAAATTAAGGATACATTATGAACGAAGATTTAGTTAAAAAAGCAAGAGATTATGCAGCCAGAGACGAGTATGTTGTCACTCGTAGATACATCAGCTCACTGTGTGATGAGATTGACCGATTGATTCAGCTTAACAAGAATGTGTTTAGTCGGATTCAGGACAATAAAGAGATGTGGGAAAACTCTGAGCGTTACCTCTGGCTACGCAATAGTGCATGGGATGTAGGACTTGAAAAAGTTGCACCGATTGTTGTAAACTGTGATAATGTAATGGAGAAGTTTGAATGGGTTGAAGGCAGTAGACTTGATAAACTTATTGACGAATGGAGAAACAAGAAATGATTTCATATAGAGAAGAACCAGTTGGTGTTGTTGGTACATTTAAAGTTACAAAGACTTACAATGTTACAGTTTATGCTGATAGAGAAGATGAATTAGACAGCGCTATTGAAGAAGCACAGATTAGCGAAAACGATTTAATTGATATTGAATATGAACTGGAGGAGGTCGACAGTGCAGCTCTCTAATCTAAAATGGTACGGCACTCTGATATGCTTAGGTGGAATAGCGTTGACTAGTTTTAATATCTATCCCCTAAACATTGTCTTTGGTTTAGTTGGTAGCGGTCTATGGACTACTGCTGGCTACATACAAGACGATGCACCTCTAGTTGTTGTTGAGGCTGTAGCTGCAGGATTGTATGCAGTTGGCTTATTAACTTATGTGTTTATACAGGTGTCTAAATGGTTATGAACGAAGATGAATCTTTTGATAGAACTGCAAGCCACATGGCTGGTGAGTATGTTTCCAATAATGAACCAGTAGCGTGGATAGGTGAAACCTTAATGGGTAGGCAGTATATAAACGGACAAAAAGACAAATTGCCTGTTGGCACAGCACTCTATACCCATCCAGTAAAAGAACTAACAGATGAGGAAATAGATAACGTAGGCGATGCAGTATCAAATCTTATTGACACGTATGCTGGTCGACGAGAATTTGCAAGAGCAATATTAAGAAAGGCACAAGAGAAATGATGAAAAGAATTGATTGGAAAGGTCTTACTGCTCAAGAGATTGCAACAATACCTAATGATGAGTTCAAGTTGCAGACAGTAGAGCGAATTCTTAAAGAACGAAATACTTATACAGATAAAGAAGAATTGATTTTATCCACAATAAAGTGCGTTGCCGATGATGTTAGTCCGCATAAAGAATATGAGAATACTTATTCAGATGGGTGGCTTGATGCTTGCAATACTGTATATGACGAAGTGTTTGAAATACTAAGAAAGGCACAACAGAAGTGAGTTTTACTATTACTACGCATGAAGGCATGAAAGTGATTCAGTGGTTTTCAACTGTGGATGAACTGCTGAAGTCTATGTTAAATAACCCTAAAGATAGGTATTGGAGGAACAAATGAAGTTAGAAGAATTGATTGACGCATTAGAACAACGCTATGGGAATCCGTATGCAGCTAAAGAAAACGCATTGATTCGAGAAGCGATTAAACAACTTTGTATTATGTTACAGAAAACTAAAGGAGAACAAGATGAAAACTGCAATGGCAAGTAGTTTATTATTTGTAGCTACATTGTGTAGTGCTCAGGCTACATCGTTTGAGGACAGTGTTTACAACTTTAAAAATAGTCCTTACAACTTTGAGAACTCACAGTACAACTTTAAAAACAGTCCGTATAACTTTGACAACAATCCAGCAAATCCGTATGCACCTAATGCAATATTTGATGCACAAGGAAACCGTGTTGGATATAAAACTCAATCAAATCAAGGCACTACGAACTATTACGATAACTCAGGAAATCGCAGAGGGTATAGCAAAAGATGACTTTTTGTGATATGATGACATTATGCGAATACTTTTAGACATTGAAACCACACTAGCACACGATAAGATTTGGTGTGTAGTTACTAAAGACATTGATACTGGAGAAGTTAGAGTATGGAAAGAAGCAACCGACCTGCGGGAATTCATAAAGGACGCAACTTTGATAGTGGCTCACAATGGGATAGCGTTCGACTTTCATCTACTGATAAAGTTATGGAACTGTCAGATCTCATCGAAGAAAGTGAAAGATACATTAGTACTAAGCAGGTTGCTCAATCCAAGCAGAGAAGGCGGACACAGCCTAGCAGCGTGGGGCGAGACACTAGGTACTCAGAAGATTGAGTTCGATGACTTTGATTTAAAAACTCACACCTTAGATGAGTTGATTGTGTATTGCAAGCAAGACGTAGAGGTGTTATACAAGGTTTACAACTGTATAATGAATGAACTTAAACAACAGGAATTTTCTGAAACATCACAGGAGTTAGAACATGAAGTCCAAGCAATCATTTGCATTCAAGAAAGAAACGGTTTTAAGATCGATGAGTCTGCTAGTATGTTATTACTATCGGAACTTAAAACTAAGCTGGATATTATTATGGTTGAAATGCAGAGGATTTTTCCTCCCAGAGTCACATCTGGTCGCACCCACAAAACCACGGGTAAACCGCTCAACGACATCATCGAGCCGTTCAACTGTGGCAGTCGCAAGCAAATCGCAGAAAGACTCACCGAAAAAGGCTGGAAACCTAACAAGTTTACAGAAAAAGGGTCGGTCATCGTCGACGAAACCACGCTCGAAGGCATCGACATCCCAGAAGCGAAAGCCATAGCAGAATACTTGATGCTACAGAAGCGTATAGCACAGGTAGAATCGTGGATAGAGGCGATTAAAGATGATGGTAGGGTACATGGTCGTGTTATCACTAACGGAGCCGTGACGGGGCGTATGACGCACATGAGTCCTAACATGGCACAAGTACCTAATAGTGGAGCTATTTATGGCTCTGAATGTAGAGCTTTATGGACTGTTGAGAAAGGTAATAAGTTAGTTGGTATCGATGCTTCAGGTTTAGAACTTCGTATGCTGGCTCACTATATGAACGATAATGAATATACAACTGAAGTGGTATCGGGCGACATACACACAGCGAACCAAAATGCTGCTGGGCTGCAAACGAGGAATCAAGCTAAAACGTTTATCTATGCCTTTCTCTATGGTGCAGGAAGTACCAAAATCGGGACGATTGTTGGAGGCAGTGCGAAAGAGGGACAACGCCTCATTGATAATTTTCTACACAACACGCCTACGCTTGCTAAACTTAGGAAGAGAGTCTCTGAAGCGTTTTCTAAAAGGGGAAGGTTACAAGGTCTTGACGGACGCAAGTTACTCGTACGTTCCGAGCACTCGGCACTCAACACGCTACTGCAAGGTGCTGGTGCGATAGTAATGAAGAAAGCTGTTGTTATTTTGTTTAAAGACTTGACAAAAAGGAGAATATCGTTTAAATTAGTAGCTAATGTCCACGATGAGTGGCAGATTGAAGTACCAGAGCAGTATGCAGAAGAAGTAGGCAAGTCAGGTGTCAGAGCAATTGAGTTAGCTGGACGGGAGTTTAAAATGAACTGTCCGTTGACAGGTGAATATAAAGTTGGTAATAACTGGAAAGAGACACACTGATGGAAGGTAAAGAGTTAACGAAAATTGGAGAAGTAGTTATCACATTGTTTGAAGATAACACTTATTCTGTAGGGACTTCCATAACAATTAATGATACACTAGAGTTATTAGCTGACGCTTATGAAGCTATTGAAAGTGGAACATTAGATGGTATGGATGTGTTTGAGCAGTTCGGTGGTACAATTCAGTAGTAGTTATTTTAACCGCAGTATATTAAAGGAGTTTTAAAGATGGCAAATACCGAGAAACCTGTGAAGTTTGAAGCCGACATTCAGTGGGCATTCTTAAATCGCAAGTCCGAGATGTCAGGGAAGTACCAAGTAGATCTTTGCAACCTTAGTGCTGGTGCTGTAAAAGCATTAGAAGATGTAGGTCTGCAGCCACGTAAGCGTGAAGACAAGCCTGAAAAGGGTTGGTTCATCACTGCTAAGAGCAACTATGAAATCAAGCCGTTTGACAAGAACGGTGCAGAGATCACAGACGCTGTTGGTAATGGATCTAAAGCTATTGCAATGATTAAACCTTATCATTGGAGCTGGAAGAATAAGACTGGTGTCTCACCTTCTTTAGCTAAGATTACAATCACCGACTTGGTTGTTTACAATTCTGATTCAGCAGTTGCTGAAGAAGAGATGGACGACGAGATTCCTCTGTGATTGCCGTCGTTGACGCTGACATTTTAGTGTATCGCTTTGGCTTTGCATCTGAAGGAGATCCAGCAGAGTTTGCATTAGCAAGACTGTCTGAGTTTCTTGACGATCTATACATTAAACTCAACGTTGACGACGTTATTGGTTTCATGACTGGTAAAGGTAACTTCAGAGATGAAGTTGCCGTTACCGCTCCATACAAAGGCAATAGAACTGGTAATGCTAAACCGTATCATTTCGGTTTATTGCGTGAATACATGGAGAAGTCTTGGGGCTTTGAAGTCGTTGATGGAATGGAAGCTGATGACGCATTAGGAATCTATGCGTATGCTCACGATCCTGAAGACTATATTTTGGTTACGATTGATAAAGATATTGATATGATTCGTGGTCATCACTTTGGTTTTGTGAAAGATGAGAAGTATTACATTACCGAAGAAGAAGGAATCCGTAACTTTTATTTACAGATTCTTACTGGAGATAAAGTCGATAACATCATGGGTTTAAAAGGAATTGGACCCGTTAAAGCTAAAAGGATTCTTGAGAAATGCGAAACAGAACTAGAGATGTACAAAGCAGTGGTAGACGCTTACGAAGGAAACTTGGAGCGAGTCTTGGAGAACGGACGACTCCTGTGGATACTAAGAGAGCCAAACCAAATCTGGTCTCCTCCAAGCTAGTCTTGGTTGAGTGGCTAGATGCTTTAGCACAGGGTGAGTGGCATGAAGCAAAGAGAGAGGACTTACGTTGTAAATCAATCGGGTTTGTGGTTCATGAAGACGATGAACAAATTGAACTTGCAGGAACTATAACTGAAGGAATGTGCAACAACAGTATTACCATCCCTAAACGAATGATTACAAAACGGAAAGAAATTAAACTTGAAACCACAATCAGCAAAAGCAAAAGGAAGAAAGCTACAGCAGTGGACAAGGGATCATATACTCCAACGGTTTCCGACGTTACACCAAGATGATGTACGGTCAACAAGCATGGGAGCGGGTGGAGAGGATGTGCAACTCAGTCCTCTGGCTAGGTCGTTATTTAATTACACAGTTGAATGCAAGAATAGAAAAGCAATCGCAGTGTACAAAGACTACGAACAAGCAAAGACCCACGGAGCAATAGAGCCTTTAGTTATATTGAAACAGAATTTAAGTAAGCCGTTAGCACTAATAGACGCTGAACACTTCTTAGACTTGGTTCAAAAGATTAAAGATTTACAACACCAAATAGATGTATTACTTTTAGTTAAAGGAACAAAATGAAACTAGATTATCCAATGAAGTTAACTTTCACATTAGAGGAAGAAAACAATTTACTTACCAAAGTATTTGTCGTTGAAGGTGATATACAATGGACAGAGTTAATTGTTAAGTTTGCTGATTTCTTGAATGCTCATTACGGTTACGACACAAAAGAAAAGATTGTATTCTTGAGCGATTACGGATACAACGACCAGTGGTCTGTAGTAGGTGAGCGTACTATCACTACTGAGGCTTATAAGTTAGCTAAAGAGATTGATGAAAGACAAGAAGAAATGGACTTTAACGAATGAAAATTCTATTGCTAGATATTGAGACAAGTCCTAATACAGCCCATGTTTGGGGTCTGTGGCAGCAAAACGTCAGTATCAATCAATTGATGGAGTCTTCCTATGTCCTATGCTATGCAGCTAAGTGGCTAGGCGAGGAAGACATCTATTTTGATTCTGTACATCAATCTAAACCTAAAACAATGCTGAAAGGTATTCATGCTCTTCTGGACTCTGCTGATGCTGTTATCCATTACAATGGAACTAAGTTTGATATTCCTACTCTTAACAAGGAATTCTTACTCACCAAGTTGCTTCCGCCATCGCCTTATAAACAGATTGACCTATTGCGTGTGGTTCGTAGTAATTTTAGGTTTCCTAGCAATAAGCTGGATTATGTATCTCAACGTCTGGGTCTAGGTAAGAAACACGCTCACGAAGGACATGAGTTGTGGGTGAAGTGCATGAACGGAGATAAGGATGCTTGGAAGCGAATGGAAGACTACAATATTCAAGACGTTGTATTACTAGAGAGTCTTTACGATAATCTATTGCCTTGGATTAAGAACGCTCCAAACCGTAACCTGTATCAAGATATAACTGGTTGTCCTACTTGTGGTTCACATCATCTACAAAAGCGTGGTACAGCAGTTTCTACTACTGGGACATATCAAAGGTATCAGTGTCGGGATTGTGGATCATGGAGTCAAGGTACTAAGTCAATTAAGAAAGCTGTGGAGGTGAAACATCATGGATAGTCCAGTAGCAATGCCTTATCCTTACGGACATGTGTACGATCCCCATGAGCATGACGTAACTGACTTCTTCCGCAAAGCTAAATTAGCTGCTAAAGTGGCTGATTTATCTGCTGGAATGGAAGATGCTGGCGATGTCATGGCAAAACAGGTAGGAGGTACGCACTATAAAGGTGCAGCCGTCCAACCTTGGGACATATTTATGCAATATAAGCTTGACCCTTGGTCAGCAAATGTGGTAAAATACATACTTCGTTTCCCTAGAAAAGCTGGTAAACAAGATCTCGAGAAAGCTAAACACTATATCGAGTATCTGTTAGCCAACTATGATAGTGTGTACGATGTGTATTATAAGGAGACTGCATGAAATGGCTTTAACATTAATTGACATAGCTGACAGACTCAAGCAATTTCCAGAAGTGGAGTTGCTAGAGTTGTTAGATATAAGTAGTGAAGAATTGGTTGATCGCTTTATGGATCGAATTGAAGACAATGCTGATAATTTAGAAAGAGAAGTTGAATGACATATAAGATGACACCGTACAACACCTTCATCGCTAAGAGCCGATACAGTCGGTATCTCGATGACAAGGGACGTAGAGAGCACTGGAATGAAACTGTAGCACGTTACTTTGACTTTATGGAGACACACCTAGCAACAAAGCAGAACTACACGCTAACAAAAGAACTACGTGCAGAGCTGGAACAAGCTGTGAATGATTTAGCAGTAGTGCCAAGCATGAGGGCAGTAATGACTGCAGGACCTGCGTTAGAGCGTCAGAACGTGGCTGCATTCAATTGTTCTTACTTACCAATAGATGACCCTAAAGCTTTTGATGAAGCGATGTACATCCTTCTCTGTGGCACTGGTGTCGGTTTCTCCGTGGAGCAACAATATGTATCTAAGTTACCTGAAATCCCGACTAAGCTGTACGATAGTAAAAGTTCTATTGTTGTGTCGGATTCTAAAGAAGGATGGGCAAAATCACTTCGACAACTCTTGGCTCTTCTGTACGCTGGCGAGATTCCAAAGTTTGACGTATCACGAGTTCGACCTGCAGGAGCACGTCTCAAAACATTCGGTGGACGAGCTTCTGGACCAGAACCTTTGGAAGAACTTTATAAGTTTTGTGTTACCAAATTTAAAGGAGCAGTTGGTAGGCGTCTCAGTTCCCTTGAATGTCATGATATTCTGTGCAAGATCGGGGAAGTTGTTGTCGTGGGCGGAGTCAGACGGAGTGCAATGATTTCTTTATCAGACTTATCTGATGACAAGATGGCACACGCTAAAGCAGGTGCTTGGTGGGATGGTCACGGTCAAAGAGCATTAGCTAACAACTCTGCTACTTATACCGAGACACCTTCTATTGGTCAATTTATGAGAGAATGGAGTTCTATTTATGAATCACACAGTGGGGAACGTGGTATCTTCAATCGTGACGCTTCTCAGGTGCAAGCTGCTAAGAATGGACGACGAGATTCGACTTATGCTTTTGGGACCAATCCGTGTAGCGAGATCATACTCCGTCCTTATCAATTCTGTAATCTGTCTTCTTGTATCATTCGCTCTGATGATACTTATGACAGCATCGCTAATAAGATTCGTCTGGCTACCATTCTCGGCACTTTTCAAGCGTCGTTAACAGACTTTCCTTACTTGCGTAAAGTATGGCAAAAGAACACTGAAGAAGAAGCATTGTTAGGTGTGTCGATGACTGGCATCTGTGACAATACTTTGTTGAATAACCCTGATGATGAATCATTACCTGCACGATTGGAGGCACTACGTGATATTGCTATCGCTACTAATGCTGAGTTTGCTAACGCTATTGGAATTAATCAGAGTGTTGCTGTCACGGCTGTTAAACCCGAAGGAACCGTCAGTCAGCTTTGCTCTACTGCCTCTGGTATTCATCCTCAGCATAGTAAATATTATATACGTCGTGTCCGAGCTGATAACAAAGATCCACTAACACAGTTTATGATGCAAGCTGGGTTTGTTGCAGAGCCTTGTGTCATGAAGCCAGAGTCAACTACAGTCTTTAGTTTCCCTGTTGCTGTCGCTGAAGGTGGACTGTTGCGTGAAGACTTAACCGCTATTCAGCATTTGAAGCTGTGGTTGATATTCCAGCGTCATTATTGTGAGCATAAGCCTTCTGTGACTATCTCTGTCTTAGAGAACGAATGGATGGATGTAGGGGCTTGGACATTTAAGCACTTCGACGAAGTTACTGGAGTGTCTTTCCTACCGATGGATGGTGGTACTTACAAGCAAGCACCTTATGAAGAAGTAGACGAAGAAGCCTACAATAAATTGAAGTCTTTAGTACCGACTACAGTAGATTGGGAGAACTTTAAGGAGTACGATGACAATGTGGAAGGAGCACAGATGTTGAGTTGTACTGCTGGTGGATGTAGCATCTAGATACAAAAGAGCCCTCGAAAGAGGGCTTTTTCATTATGACTATTGTGTTATGGGATTTGGTGGAGCAAAGTTAAACTGCATCTCATTAGACGGAGCAGCCGTTGTTGGCTGTTGTTCTTCATTACCGAAGTCTTGAATAGCACCTAAGTAAGCACCGTATGAACCACGACGAGCTACTTGACCAGTTGTGTACTGCAATACTTTACCAGCTAATGACTTAATCTTCTCTGTATCTTCAACAGTATTAATCTTTTGGTACAATGCAGCAGTTTCTTTTAACTTATCTGTGTCTAATAAGAAGTCACTAATTGCAGCACGTTCAGTTTGATTAGCTTTGTTTTGAAAGAACTTACTTAAACCAATTGTAACTTTTTGGAATGGTGAAGTAATCTGACGACGAGCCAATGAAACAATTTGCTCAGGAGGCATACCAGTAAACTCTTCAATCTTAGTCTTACGGATACTGGACAAAGGAATATTCAACTTCAAGGGATTAGAATACAACGATTGAGTTGCTTCAGCCAATGCCTCTACGTTTTTGATGTATGTTGGTCCGAATAAAGTATCTAAAGCATCTTTATTCTTTAGGAAATCATCGTATGTTCTACCGCTTGTAGTCAATCCTTCTAATACAGATGCTCTAAAACCTTTTAATGCTTCAGGATTCTTGTTTAACTCTTTCATAACCTGAGCACGGTCATTAGGAATAGTCAAGAACCTACCAACAACAGTATCTAATTTCTCGTTACCGATACGACTAAACAAGTTATCAGCTTCACGCTTTTGCTCAGTCTTAAGTAAGTTGGTTAACTTAGCTTGTGTATTGAGTAGCAACTTAGAATCTGTGGATAAACCACGAATCTCGTCAGCAATCTCAGGAACAATCTTTAATGAGTCTTTGTTCTTTGCAAGGAAACGATCTATTAACTTAGGATTAACTGAACCATCTGCATTAAGCAGATTAGGTGTCTTAGCTAAGTCATACATAAATGAATCACGAACAATGTCTTTACCTTCGTTACCAGCAATGTCTAAGAACTGATTCAAAGCTGAAGGATTCTTAGTCAAGACAGGAACAGTTTGCTCAACAAATCCCTTGCTACCAATCTCTTCAATTGCTCTGGCTTCAAATGGAATACCTACCTTACGTAAGTACTCAGCATCAGCACCACGGTAAGAAGTCTTGAAAGACGCTGGAAGTTCGTCTACAACACTGTTTAGTTCAAACTTTAAGTTATTAAGTACACGACGAGTATCTGAGCTTGCATTACCACGCAACGCTAAATTAATTTCACGTTTTAGTGAATCTAAATCACGTACAGTCGCATCTTTAAATACTTCTTGTGTAATCTCTTTACCAGCGTCATCAAGCTGACCTGTTTTTACGATGTCAGGAGCAAACGCAGACTTTACTTTTTTGAATATGGTTGGAAAAGTTTTAAATAAATTAGCATTTACTTCGTCATTCACAAAACCATATAAACGACTGGTTTGATCTGGATTTAATTTAATACCTGCTTCAGTGGCATTATCCAATGACTTCTCATACAAAGGAGCTACTTCTTTACGAGCAATAGCTTCTTTAGACTTAACTAAATTAACTGTTCTGTTGCCCAATTCTGTAGGATCGACACTGTCAATACGATTACCGATGCTGGCTAATTCATCATCAATGTCAGTCAGACGACGAGTTAAACTCTTGGTTGCTGAAGCTGGCTGAGCTGTGGCTTCTAATAGACGCTCTGAAGAAGCCTTACCAAACAATGCTTTAGCACGGTCTAAAATAGCTTGTTTAGCATCTAGTTCTTGTTGACGCATTGCAGCACCAAAACCAGACGGATCAGCAGCAGCCTGTGAACGAGACTCTTGTAGAATTACATTAGAGCCTTGTGTCGCTGCAGGAGCAGGTAACTTAACTCCTGTAAGTCTTTCAATCTCAGTTGCACGAAGCAAGTTAGCATTGATTTCTGGATCTGATTCAAGTGCTTTAATAGCTACACCAGCAGCTCGTTTATTACCAGCAGCTTGAGTTAAGTCTGTTAATGTTCCACCAGCACCAGCAGAGTTTTTTAAATTACTAAAGATGGATGAACCATTTAACATTAAGTTAGTTGGAGAGAATAGTGAATATGAACCACCAAGGAAACCACCAGCAATAGCTCCAGGAACTCCACCTAGTTCACCACCAATTTCAGCACCAGCAGCACTTGGAATTGCAGTGGCTGCAGCAGTTCCCATTCTAGGCATTCCAAACAAAGGGGCAGTATAGTATGTAGAAGGGCTTGTAGCAGTCCGCACAGCAGCTCCAGCAGCTCTTCCGAGCATGGTGTTAGGCTCCTGACCAGAAAGACCTAATTGCTGTCTAGCAGCTTCTAAAGCCTGATTAGAGGTAATGTCATATCCTGAAGGATAACCAAACAACGGAGCAAATCCTGTGGCAGCTTGAGCCCATGGCAGAGCAGCTACAGTCTCACGAAGTGGTCCTTCTATTGCTTGTTCACCAATAAGCCTAGCCTCTGAAGGCTTTGGCTCAGCAGGTGCTTTCATATAGTCAGGAACTATATCACTTAAACTAAATGTAAAGTTAGCCATATTATTGTAAAGTTCCTTCGTTTCCTTTAGAATCTATAACTTTAGTTGGTTTACCTGTAGCATCAACTTGAGTTACTTTCAATGGACCAAGTTTAGAATGATTAAAAGTTTCTCCTACAGTATAGGCTCTTTGACCTCTAGCAGCTCCACTACCTGTTACATTTGCTTCCCATGGAGGAGCAATAAAATCTTCTTGACCTCTTAGTTCAGGAACTTTCTCAGAAGACTTTAGAATCGTATCACGTTTAGCTGTGTAGGTACGCTTGAGGTTTCCTTGAATAGCTTCAAGAACGTTTCTTTGATCTTCTTGAGTTTCTTCAGTAATCTTACCTTCAAGGAATTTACCAAGACTGTTCTTAACACGAGTAGGTAAATCACCAGTATTGATTAGACGTTTAATCTCAGCATTAGACTTCTGTTTATCACCGCCCAAGGCAGACACAACTGTGTTCTCAAAGGCAGCCTGAGCAAACGGAGTTCCTGTTGCAAGTAGAGTTAGTCCTTGATTGATGTCAGAACCTTGTTTAATCAAAGGAGCAACTTCTTTTAAAAATACATCTCTACGATTAGCAGCAAAGTCAAACATCTTTGCATCTACAGAAATACTAGGAGTTCTGCTAGTTCCTTCAGCAGCAATGTACTTAGTAAGTTCTTGTACTTCTGGGCTATTAGCAGAATATCCTGCTTGCAGTAAACGACTTCTATCGCCCTGTGCTTTAGCAACAGGAGAAAGCTGTTCACGAGTCTTAGCAGTTATGGTAGCTTGTGATTCCAACATCTTCTGAGCTGCCGACACTGCCATCTGAGCTTGCTCTGGATAACCTGCCTGCACTAAAGCGGTAGCTAACTGTCTTAAACCAGCAGGATTAGTTGTATCAAACTGGCTTGCAAGTTGTTTAAGTTCTGTTGCTTTAGCAAGCATTGGGTCTTTACCGCCCATTAATGTTGCACCAATAGTCCCTAACTGCTGACCACCACGGAATGCTCCGTATTGTCCTTGCTCTGCTCCAGACAGTTGAGCAAATCGACCAGCTTGAGCCTCTTGATTAGCTTGCATTTGCATCTGGTATGTTGTGGGGTCAATACCAAACAACCCTTGTACTATTGAATTATCAGCCATTTTATAGTCCTAGTTCTGCGTTCATACCACTGTATCCTTGACCAGCTCCCATACCGTTACTGTTTGAACCAAAATAGGTCATGTCACCAGATGTTTGATACCCGTCATAGTTTGGTTTGTTTATTTGATTCTGGAACCAACTATTAAGTGCTTGATTAGATCCAAGACCTTGCAATGCAGCACCACCGAATGAATACTGATTACCTTGTTGAGCAGTTCTTGCAGCGTTGATACCGCCAGTAAGTAAGGCATTACCGACGTTAGCACCTGCTGTAGCTTGTTTTGCACCCAATGCAGTAGATAAGTCGAATGGCTGTTGACCCATGCCTTCGATGCTTCCAACCAATCCCAATTGAGTCTGTAATGGGCTGTAGCCAGCAGTTGTAAGAGCAGGTACTTGACCAAGCAATCCACCGCCTGTACCAAATAAACCAGCACCAAACTGAGTACGCTGTTGACCATATTGATCTGCTTGAGCAGCCAATGTTTTATCTGACTGAGCAATTGAATTATAGTATGCAGCTAGTTCTGGATTAGTTTGTTGTAGTCCTCCAGCAACAGTACCACCAGTAGCTAAACCAGTACGACCTGTTTGAAATTGTTGGTTACGTAAGCCAGCTAACTGTTGTTCACGACCTGGAGCTAATAGACCTTGTTGCTGAGCCATGTAGTCTGCAGCAGCTTGTTGTGGGGAAGTAGCTAGATATTGTTGACCAAGATTAAATAAGGAAGAAGCACCGCCCATTAACGGCTGTGCTGCTTGACCTATTGCTTCAGGATTAAACGCCCCAGCTTGTCCATAAATACTATTTTGAATATTTTGTAATCTAGGATCAAGAGTATACCCTGCGGAAGCAATTGTTCCGTCAGGATTCATCGTAAAGTTAGACGAACCTAGATTGGTAGTAATCCCAACAGGAGTAAACCTAGCTGCCTGAGCTGCTTGATCTGCTGCGTATCGTTGTGCGTCGGCTGATGTATTCGCTGCAGACTTTGCAGCCTGACTGGACATGTAACTACCTGCGACTGTTGCTGCGGCTGCTGCTGCGGCTCCCCATGGCATATTAAGTTCCTTCTTTCATAATTAATACCTCATCTACTTTATCTGGATTAGTTTCTTCTGTTGCATGAATACAAAACCATACTGCGTCTTGTAACGCTGTAATGGAATGGTGTACCCCTTTGTGTATAGTAATACAAGCAGGAGCAGTGTACTTTATAGCTTTTGCATCTGTTTTAACAATTACTTCACCTGCAGCTAAAATGCTTAAATGGTCGTACTCGTGAGCATGACTTAAAGCAAAATAACCTTTAGGCAACATCATTTGTTTAGCGTACACTCCGCTAGAGAAATGGTGCTGTGTTCCTAAATCTACTTCAAAAGTACCTTGTAGTTCTTTAAACTGTTCAGATACGGTGTGCATTTTTATCCTTAAACATCTCTGTACGAATACAAACAATCATTGCTATTCTGTCTGTATCACTTTCGTTATCTACCCAATGAGGATTAGAGTTATCAAACCACCAAGCTTGTCCTAATTCAGGATCTATAACACCATCATCAAATCCAAATATAGAACCTTTAGAGTTCATAATCGGTACATAAAACTTATCGTAATACTGGGCATGCCACCCTGCATCTGTGTGTCTAGCTATGTGTCCGTTAGCAGGTAACTTAGTAATTAAAACACCACCTAAACGCTCACCATCAACAACACGCATTAAATCAAAAACTACTTTCTTAACACTTGGTATCTTATCTATTACTGGATACCAGATTGAATCATGTTCTGCTTCAAACCCTTCTAAACTACCTTTAGCTTCAAAAGGTCTTACATCGTTGTATCTTGCCCAGATGTCTTGCATTTGAGCATGTGGTGAGTTAGGAAAAGTTCTTCTATACTCATACTTATCAAACTTATCGTAATTATCTAAAAGTTCTTTCTGTAAAGGAAGAACATCTAGATTGCTACAAACTAATTCATGACTTGTAATCAAGCAGTACGCTTCCACATTTTAACAACAATAAACGGCTGTACGTTAGCGTTAGTTCCACTAGAACCTGAACTAGCTGTTGTAAGAGTATGAGTATGTGATGCGTCTAAAGTTACACCGCCACCATCACCAGAATCATTCTGTATAGGAGTAATCCCAACTGTATTTCCTGTTGTTTTTGTAAAGACACCAGATGCTGTTCCTCCGCCAGTTCCAAATGATTCAGCAATACCAACAATTGCACCAGTAATGGAAGTACTATTTGTTGTTGCTGTATGTGTATGTGATACAGTAATAGCGTCTTTAGAACCACCAGTTTCTTCTAGTGTATCAAACAACGCATCAGCAGAATCAAGACCAACAATAACTTTACCTGCACCAAAAGCTGTCCATGTACCAAAGCCAAGCAATGTGGCGGGGTTTGTAGAGACAGAAGCATTAATATAAACAGAACCTACTGGATAGATTAACGCTAAGGCTGCAGTCACAAAAGCAGTGGTGGCTATTTGAGTAGTGCTTGTACCAGCAGACGCTGTAGGGGCAGTCGGAGTACCAAGCAATGCAGGACTAGATATATCTGCCTTAGATGCAATAGCTGACGAGATAGCTGTAAACTCAGTATCTAGTTCAGTGCCTTTAACAATCTTACCTGAGTTACCAGTAGGAAGAGTATCCTTAGTGGTAAAATTAGTTGACTTTGAATAATCAGACATTATAAATTCTTTCCTGTTTTAATAGCTACATCTACTTTTTGAATAGATAGCGGAGATCCGTTAATATCTGATTCAAATCCAATTTGTAATACTTTACCCGATCCTGAAGCATTAAACTTTAAACTATCCAAAGCAATACCATTAGCATATTCTGCTATGCCGTATTCTGCTGTTCCGTATTCTGCAACAGTAATAGATTTTAAAGTGAGTGTACTGCTGTTATAGTTGTTGGTATAATCAAATCCCCACTTAATAGAAATAACCTGACTACCTCCTCCAATAACAACCATTCCTAACTTCTTAAGAATCTTAATCGATGTTGGTTGTCCAAAGTCAAAGTAGTTAGTATAGTAAGACCAACGATAACTAGAACTATTATCTTGGTATCCAGTATATTTACCAATGTATCCTAACTGTCCAACATATAAGTCACGGTTTTCTAATACACAGAAAGAACGTGGATTAATGTTCTTCCATATAGTTGTTCTTGCTGCACCATTCTCTAAAACACCACGAGTATCAAAGCAATAAGTAAACCCAACTGAAGGTAACGATAATAAATAGAAAGCATCAGTTGCAAAGTAAACTGCTTTAATATTCTTAAGAGTTTCTGTAGCTACGTTAGCAATTAAATCATCACGTACGTTCTTAGAAACATCACGTAGTGGCATAGACTTCTCTTGAATCAAACGACCAAGAGACTGTACACCTGTTTCAGATAAGAACATAATATCTGAACCAAATACAGAAGCTACAGAATCACGAGCAATACAACCCACACCTTTAATGACATCTTGTAATGTCATTGTTGCTGGATCTTTAGGATTCGAGTAAACTAAAATAGTTCTGCTGCACATTATAATTAAGAAACCATTATGTGCTGCTAAAGCTACAATACCGTCTCCAGTAGGAATAACGGTACTAATGTCTAAATACCCTGAAGTACCTGTAGTAAAATTAGATGGGTCTTGTAAGTCACTAAAGTAAACAGTTTGATTATCACCTGTTATGTTAGCAGTCCACATACGTCCATAAGCTGTTATAGCACAGTTAGGCAGGAATGTACTTACAGAATATCCTGTAGGTAAAGTACCAACATCACCTAATCTTTGAAAACCATAAGACCCAGTATGGTTATGTGTTGCATTACCTAGTTTATGGTACACCAATACTGGATGCCCTGCTTGAACAAATACAGCATGAGCAGAAGTATTACCACTACGATTATATGGCATACCAGCAATCTGCCAGTTGTCATCAGTAATAGTATATGCAGTAGTTCCTGTACCAGCAGCATCCACAACTGTTGTGTCTACGGCTGCGGTTAATGTAGTTGTACCAGTATATATTTTATTACCAGCACAACTAAATACTACATTACCATCAGACTTAACAAACTCAAATACAGTTTTAACTGCTGGACTAGACGTAATTGCTGTTGTGTTTACTTTGGTCCAACCCTTACGAGCACCAATACGACCATATTTATCTACCACGCAATTAAACGCTTCTAGTGCATACCCACTTGTGAGCTGTACTGAAGCATCTTGAATATTAAGTCCAGAGAATCCTGGAGCTTGTATCGAACCTGTTGTTAGAGCTTCTGCCATTAGGCGGTCCACTCAGCTTCTTCAAGATACCGACCTGATTCAAGAGCAATAGCGTCGCTTAAAGATTGTCTATACATTGCAAAAGCTTCGTTAGAAGCAATACCGCCATCTTCTCCACGCTCACCCATTGCACGGGCTAAAGCATTAAATATGACTGGTTCTGAAGGAATTAATAAAGCATCTGAGTTAGCTGAAAGAGGAACCTGTGGTTTAATCACGTTGAAACGAAGATTATAAACACCATTAGGAATAGGATACAAATCTACCTGAGTATCTCCGTCGGAGTTTGTACCATTAAAGTTATAGTATCTTGGTTGGTCTTTTTGTGCTGTCTGTATCAGAAACAACTTATTCATTTGTTCAGTTGTTTGTAACTCCAACATATAGTCGTTGGTATCATTAATTACATCAATGACACGAAAGCGTTGACCAGATCCAACTAATACATAGTTAAACACATCTGCACCTGTAGTGGCAGATAAAGTGTCTGATAGTGCATTCCAGTTGTAAGCGTCTTCACACTGACGCTTTGCATCATTAATAAATTTACCAATAAGCTTTGAATAAGCGTTGTCCGATACAGAAGAAACCTCGTTCTCACGAAGTCTAATCAGTACGTCATTTACTAACTGTAGGTATGTCGGGGATGCCATGGTGTCCTTATATTAACACAGTTTTACTAAAAAGTCAAGATTTTTATCTATTTAAGAATATACTCTTGTGCCAGCTTTGTCTATAATCAAAGCCTGTTTACGTGGTAATGTAGAAAAGCTATTAGGAACGCTTATATGCGTCCATGAGTTGAATTCTCTGATGATCTGGTCATACCCTATGTCCGAAGCTATAATCGCCTTCACGACCTCATCTGGGGTCATTCCAGGGACTCTGATGTCAGCAGCACATCCGATACGATGCTGGCTAGTATCTTTAGATCCTACAGCATCATTAACCTGTTTAGATCTAAAAGCAGAGTTAATCATAATAGGCTTATTACCTAGTACTTCTTTAACTCTTTCTAACATAGTTGCTAAACGACCTAAGTTAGCACGTTCTTGCTCATTAGGAGTATTATCAAACTCACGATGATCTGTATGAGTTAACTCTTCAAGAGTAAAGTGTTCACTTACGTTCATTTAGCTTTATTCCTAATCTCTGTAACCTTCTCAAGGGTACGTGATCCAAAATATGCACCGAAGACTAGCATGCCCCAGTTACCTAAAAGAGTCACATAGGACTCGTTAGCATTCAATCCAAAGGCTGACATCATCGCAAAGACAAAGTATCCACCAAGAATAGCTATCAAAGCCATTGGTCTAATATTTTTAGATAGCCACGAGTCAGAAGTCATGTCTGCTTTCCAGCGATCTGAGACATTGTTCTGCTCATTCATGTCTGCTTGAAGGTCAGCAAGTTTACCATCCTGAGCTAGTTTAGCTAGGTCTAACTGTGCTTGTGCTTTCTGTGCAGGGTCAGGAATCAGCTTATCAACAAGCTTCATTCCTACTCCAATGATGTCATCTATTCCAAACATTATTTACCCCTAAAGTTTATAACCCCAAGTACAAAACCACGCAATGACCGCAGCAGCCGCAAAACAGTAAAACTGAACTCTTCTTACAGCTTTTAAATCGTGTTGGTATTCGTCTTTGTTTTTCTGTTCCATCTTTTCTATATCTAACTTTATTCTAAGTAGTGCTTCCCACTCTTTAGCACCGTGCTTCTTAATAAAATCTATCTTTATCTTTGCTTCTTGGTCGCTTATTTGTTTTTTGTGATTCCAATCGTTTAGTGCTTTAATGAGAGCAGTTTCTTTTCTAAACTCTGCTTCCCTAGCTGCTCTACGTCTTTCTGTTGCTTTTTGCTGTGCAACATTTGCTGCATCTTGTTGTATAGCTTCTACTTGTTTACCTAATGCTTTACCACTCTCACGACCAGCATCAAGACTACCAGTGAGTAGCTTTACTCCTTCGTTGATTCCATAGGGATCTGGCATTCAACTTAGCAATCCCACTTCTTGAGTGCTAAGGACTTACGAGTAGGTCGACCTTTATCGTCCTTCATAGGACCCTTAACACCTTCCATACGAGCACAGAAGCTCTTACGTCTACCTGCAGCTTTAGGAGACTTTGCAGCTTCCTTGGCGGACACTGGTGGTTTTAGCTTAGATCCAGTAGTCTTATTGTAAAAGTCTCTACCTTTTTGATTAAGTCCGCCATTAGGGTTCTGATAAACTTTCTTAACCATTATTTCTTCTTCTTTGCTGTCTTAGCGGAGTCTTTAAAGTCTTTGGCTGTTGGAGCACCTTTACTGCCTACCTTACGCATCTTTTCGCCAGATCCTTCAGCGATACGACGACGTTTAGCAGCGATATTGGCATAGAGTCCATTCTTAGTAGCCACGCTTAGCACCCATCTTTTTCATTGGCTTAGCCATTGGCTTAGACTTACCTGCACTGCTCAAAGCAATAGCAATAGCTTGCTTTTGTGGTTTTCCAGCTTTCATTTCTTTTTTGATATTGTAAGAAATAGTCTTTTTAGATGTTCCAGATTTGAGTGGCATATTAGTCCTTAGCTAAGTTCAGTTACAGAAAATGTAGAAGATGTTACACCAGAGTCTTTAATAACAGCAATCTTGTCTCCTGGATTTACTTTAACAAAAGTAACACTATTAGTTGGACACATAGGGCTTGTTGTGATAGATGCAGTAGGTGCTGTCCCGATTGAAAAGTGACAATGACCTAAAGATGCAGCAATACGAATCATTGTTGTGTTTGCACCAAAGGCTGTTGAAGCTACGCTAGAGTTTGTAACAGTAAATACTTGAGTTGTTCCTAAAGCAGGAACTCCGTTAGCTACTCCATTAGGGTCTAATTGAAATGTACTCATAATAATTCCTTAGTCAAGTGTTAATAGGTAAAGTGTTTCAAGATACTGTCCTACAATCTCATCAATGATGTTCTGTATTGCCGTATCTTCTTTAGGTACAGCTTGGTAACGAGCTTTCTCAATCCAATCTAAATGCTTAGTAAGAACTGACACAGCATCTTTAGTGTAAGTATCTTTCTCTTCTAATGTAGGAACTTCTATACGTCCATTACGTCCCTGATATTTCTCCATCAAAGAATCAGTTAGCTCTAGGATGTTGTCATAGAACTCATTAAGTGTCTTATGATGTGCAAAGCTGATTGTATTCCAGTGTTGACGATGTGCTGTATCTCTGGAGAGAAGCAGTAGTGCAATTAGTTTACCAAACATAGAATACCTTAAGCAAAGTGTTTAAAAATCCAATCCTTGAACAGAGTCAAGAATATACCGATACCAGACGCTAAGAAAGCAACTCCACCTAAGAAGCCTTTATAACGCATCATCTCATCACGCACTGCATGAATACAGTCTAGTATCTCTTTCTGACTGGCTTGTAGCTTTTCTACTTCAGCTTCTAACACGGCAATCCGTTCTACGTTATCACTCATTTAGGATACTTAGCCTTTACTGCTAAGCAAGCTGCAATATAGGCTGCTTGTTGTTGTGTATCACCTTTAACAATAGCATCTAGGTAGTCAGTCATTGGAGGATACTCTGCTGCTCTCTTAGCGATGTATGCTTGTGAGTCTGCGTAGGCTTGTACAGCAGCTAGGTCATAAGCTACTTCATTACCTTGTGCGTCGTAAGCTGTTTCTCCAACAGTACGAACAACAGTAGGATACAGTTTATAGATAGCATCAATCATTGTGCAATCTCCATAAGAGTAATTGATGAAAATGCACTACCAGAAGAATTTTGATAATCGTTAATTCTCACAGTATTTCCTTGAACACATAAATATTGAACTTTATATGTAGTAGAAGAAGTTGTAGCTGGACTATCTAAATATTGATAAGACACATCTGCACAAGTGTTTGTTTGAGCCAAAAGTGCTCTTTCTTGCAAAACTAAAGAGCTTCCATTTCTTACTAATTGAGTGCTAATTGTTGTGGAAGAAGCATTATTTGTTCCTAATGCCAATCCAACAATTACCATAACTTTGCTTGTTGAAAACTTTGGAGTAATAGATAAAGTAACTCCAGTATCTACATAACTTGTAGATGATGTTGATCCATAAGTGTTGTAATACTGACTAACTACTTGCAAAACACATCCAGCACTAGCTTGTGTAGTAGCGTTGTTAAATGTTAGACCATTAGTCCCATCAATAATCATTGTCATTATTCTGCTGCCTCTGGTGAATTACCTTCAGCTACCCATTTTAGGTAGGCTTGGTAGTCTGTGTTGTCAGGGTCAAATGGAATAAATGCGTTTGCTTCTATAAGCAAAACCGCTTGACCGCCATCAGGTAAATTAACTAATTTATACATAATTTATAGTTCCGCAGAATATGTAAGGCTTTGTGTTGCACCAGATGTTTGACCAGCGGAAAAACCTTCTGTTGTTGCTGGAGAAGCAGTAAACCCTGAACCGCCACCAGCAATAGTAGGAGCAGTTCTCATTGAAACTTTATATGAATAGTTTGTATAAGGAAAAGCCGTTGAATTAGGAATATAAACACTTGTAGCATAGTAATAGCGTTGGCATTTGCTTAAAAGTGAAGTGTAATTTTCGTATTCATAACCAGTAGCACTACTTCCTACTTCTAGTTGAACACCAGTAATGTAGAAAGTTGCTCCGCTTGTTCCTACTACGGATGTTGCTCCTGTGGCTGAGAAGTAGTTGGCACTAGCCCAAGAGCCAGCAGTTCCGCTATATGTAGAACCTACACCAAGACCCCAAGTTACTTTGATGCCCATGCCATTTGTTGTTAGCCAAGTTCCGCTAGTATCGCCAGCAATCGTTATTGTTTTTTGTTCCCAAGTATTTGCAGAAGAAATTGTATAGCTAAATGGATATGTTCTATCTTGATTATCGTTTTGTATTCCGCCGCCAAAAGTGCCAGTTAATGAACTACGCACCCAAAATGAAATAGTGATTGTTTTAGCATTTGCCGTTCCAAAACCTAAATCTGCAACATTATATCCTTCAATGCGTTGTTGCAAAAAGAAATAATCGGTTGAACCTACGCTATATGCTGAAGATGAAGTAATGCCCAAATAGTTTACAAACCCTACTGGCGGTGTAACTGAGCCAGCATTTTGTTGCATTGTAAATTTAGATGATTGACTTACTTGCACTTTAAATCTATCTACACCAAACACATTGTCATTACCAGTAACACTAGCACCAGCATTTCTTTGGTCAATAACCATCGCACCATTGATAATGCGATTCTTCATAATAGAAGCGTTACCAGCACCTAGTATTCCACCGCTAGTAGAAGTCTGAATTACATCAGCATTGACTGTTCCGTATGGCATTATGCTAGTTGCTCCGCAGTAGGTTTAGCTAGTGTAGGGTGTTCCCACTTAGCAATGTAATCGCCTTTGCCGTCTGAATCATTTTGCAAATGAATAGAGCCTTTAGAACGAAAGTCTTGTTCTGTTAATTCAGGATAAATTGCAATAATTTTTTCGTATAAAGTCATTTTATGCCGCCCTTACTAAACAACCGCTTAAATATGTTGCCGAACTACCACTAGCAAAATAACACCCAGTAAAACTAGCCGTTCCATATAATTCAATGTAATCAGTTGTTCCGTTGCAATAAACAATATCAGAAACAGTAGCTGTTACAGTATTCCAAACGCTTGCATATCCAGCAGTATTGTATTGATTGTAAGCAACAACAGAACCATTTTTATAAATCATAGTTTCTGTATATGTTCCAAAATTTGAACCACTAATTTCTATTGAGCCGTTTATTTGATAATAACCAGCAACAGTTGGAGTAAATCTACTAGAAGCAAAATTATTGTTTGTGTCAAAAGATTCTGTTCCAAGAGTTACTTTTGTTGCCACATTTGCACTTACACCAGTTTGAGTAGAAGAAGCATAAGCCCTAAACGCTGGCATATTACCGCTAACCATTACTGTGCCAGTAGCGGCTGGTAATGTTGCAGTATTTGTTCCTGATACGGCTGGTGCGGCTAAAGTAATAGCACCGCTTGTATCGCCTGAAATTACGACTGAACTCATAGAACCACCCACCTTTGACCTGAACTTACTGTAACTGATTGACCGCTAGCAATTGTCATAGGACCAACACTCATGGCATTGTTTCCTGATGCTATTGAATAACTTGTAGCTACGGTTGCATTGTTAACTATTAAACCATTAGAAGCTACTACTTGGCTTGCTTGCAAATCGCCAGTTGAAGGCTTATACAAATACTTTGCATTGCTTGTATAAATCGTTGTAGGTGTGCCAGTAGTCGCTGCAGCAAACAAAGGATATAAGTTACTTGCTGTAGTTGTATCGTTACTAAGTGCTGCACCACCAGCTACAGAAGCAGTAGATACTGCAGTAATTAAACCTTTACCATTTACAGTAATAACTGGAATGGATGTAGTAGAACCAAAAGCACCAGTATTACTATTAACTGTTGCTAGAGTTGCATTAGTGATTGCAGTACCAGTATTACCTGATAGAGTTAAGTCACCACCAGTAACAGAGATAGTACCTGATACAGTACCCCAAGATGTATTAGTACCGTTGGTAGTTAAGAACTTACCAGAGTTACCTGTTTGACTTGGGGTGTATGATGCTGCAGTTGTTGCTGAGTTGGCAGCGTTAGTTTCCGAAGTAGCAGCATTAGTCGCTGATGTACTAGCATTAGATGCTTGAGTTGTAGCAGTTGATGCAGAGCCACTTGCAGATGTCGCAGAGGCTGCAGCAGCAGTAGCTGATGTACTAGCATTACTGGCTTGTGTAGTCGCTGTGGAGGCACTTGCAGCAGCGTTGGTTGCTGATGTACTAGCGTTGGATGCTTGAGTAGTGGCTGTGCTTGCTGACGTTCCTGCACTTGTAGAGCTTGATGCTGCATTAGTCGCAGAAGTGCTGGCATTGCTGGCTTGAGTAGTCGCTGTAGAAGCTGATCCTGAAGCGGATGTAGCTGAGTTGCTTGCGTTTGTAGCAGATGTGGAAGCAGCCGATGCACTTGCTGCAGCGTTTGTTGCTTGAGTGCTTGCTGTAGAGGCTGAAGTGGAAGCATTAGATGCTTGAGTAGAAGCTGTAGTTGCTGAAGTACTTGCATTAGTTGCCTGAGTAGTTGCTGTTGAAGCAGACCCAGAAGCAGCAGACGCAGAAGCCGCAGCAGCCGTTGCAGAAGTACTTGCGTTAGATGCTTGTGTGGTTGCTGTAGAAGCTGAGGAAGTTGCACTAGAGGCTGACGAAGATGCTGAAGTAGCAGAGTTACTAGCGTTAGTAGCTGACGTACTTGCATTAGAAGCTTGTGTTGAAGCGGTAGCAGCAGAACCAGAAGCAGCACTAGCCGAAGCAGCAGCAGCGTCTGCATCAGCCTGTACTTCAACAGCTAAGTTACGAATTAATAAAGCTTCACTAGCTGAGTCTGCTGTAGCATCACCTGCTCCACCTGCACCACGATAGATGCTCATTATTCAGCCTTAGATTTAACTGCTGTTTTCTTTTCTTTGATTTCTACAACAGGTTTAACCTCTTCGAGGACCTCTACGTAGCCAGGATGTTGACGCATAGTACGAATATCATGTTCTAAGTCAAACTCTACTGTATTGTTTGTTTCAGTACATTTAAAAATTGCCATGTTATATCTCCACAGTTTATTTTAAGGCTCTTGGTAGAGCACTAAAGTAAACTGCCCCACTCTTTTGAGCAGGGCAGAACCTAGTTTCTAGGTATTAGGCTGGAACAGCTAGTGCAACAGCAGAACCGTCACGCAACTCTTTAACACCGTAGATTGTATCTGCAGTGAACAAGTTACCGAGGTACTCTTGTTTGTATTGAGTTTGTGAACGAACAGCCATTTGCTCAGCTAAAACTGCGAAGTCACGATGACCTAACAATGCAATACGAGCAGCACCTGAACCTGATGTTGTATCAGCGTTAGTAGAAACGAATACTGGAATACCATATACGTTACCAATTTCGCCTGAACGGATTGTGTTACCACCACCAACTTCACCAACGAATGCTTGCTCAGTAAAACGAGCAATACCCATCAATGTGTTACGTGTTGAAGGAGGAACGATCAAGAAACGACCATCCATTGGTGTGTCATTGTCATCCAAACGCTGGATAGAACGACGGATTGCTGCATCGGTTAAAGCTGCTTCGTTGTTTGAAGCTGCAACATAAGCAGTTGTACCGTTTGAACCTAAATAAGCTGTGTCATAAGCAGCAGTACCTGCACCACCGTTAACACCACGACCTAATTGGATCAATGAAGTATCTACTTGACGAGCCAAAGCGTAACCAGCGTCATCAGTGTAGAACTGACGCATAGAAGCCAAAGCTTGTACATCAACGATGTCTTCGATCAAGATTGAATACTCAAAATGCTTATCAATCAATACGTTGATTTCAGTTGCTGTATCTGTATTCAATGTTACTTGAGTAGAAGCAGCTTTTGCGTTAGCGGAACCACGACCTGGTTTAGGGATGTGGAGTGTATCACCTTTTTTGCCTTTGAAAGACAATTTTTTGATGAGGTTAGCAAGAACTAAGTTCTTTTTGT